GACACTCCAAGAGCGGTTAAATTTGATACTACAGATTTAGCTAATGGATTTTCCTTACAAACACAAACCGCTGTTTTTACAGGGACAATTAACAATGGCGGTGCAGGTGCAGGGACTATATTGACTGTTACAGGTGTTACATCAGGAACACTGAAGGTTGGAATGGTGTTAACAGGTGGTAGTATAACTGCTGGAACATTTATTTCCGCATTTACAAGCGGCACAGGAGGCGTAGGCACTTATGTAGTATCGGTTTCTCAAAATAGAACATCTGCTACATATACAGGAACAATGACATCTCAGATTGTTGTTGCTAATACTGGCATATACAACATTCAGTTTTCATCACAAATGGATAAAACTGATTCAGGTGTTGATTATGTAAATTTTTGGCTAAGAAGAAATGGGGTTGACGTAACTGCAAGTGCTGGCGTTATTTCATTACAAGGTAATGCTCCCGCCTACATGATGGCTGCCTGGAATTATTTAATAGAATTAATTGCAGGAGATATAGTAGAGTTGTATTGGGGAAGTGCTGATACAAATATGTCTATACAATCTGAGGTGGCCCAAATAAGTCCACTTGCTCATCCTGCTATACCATCTACAATACTTACAATTACTCAACAGGCAGGCATCTTAGCAGGGACAGGTATTACCGCGATTAATTCTTTGACGGGTGCAGCACAAACCCTTACTGTAGGCACAACAGGTACTGATTTTGCCATTGTAGATTCTGGTTCAGATCACAAGTTTAATTTACCAGTTGCCTCATCTATTAATACAGGTAAACTCTCGTCTACAGACTGGACTACATTTAATAACAAAGTTCCATCAACAAGAACATTAACTATCAATGGAACAGGATACGATTTATCAGCAGATAGATCTTGGACTATTGCAGCAGGAGGTAGTTCAGCAACAATAGGCACTACAATAGATGGATCAGGGGGAACAATTACAGTTGGTCAGAAGGGATATGTTCAAGTTCCTTATGCCTGTACCATAACATCTTGGAGATTGATAGCTAATGCATCAGGGTCTATAGTTGTAGATATATGGAAAACAGCGGCACCAACAATCCCAACAGCTGCTAACGTAATTACTGCTTCAGCTAAACCTACTTTATCATCTCAACAAACAGCTACATCTAGTACTTTAACTGGATGGACAACTTCTATAGCAGCTAACGATATTATAGGTTTTAACGTAAACTCAGCTACTACTGTATCTTGGGTTATCCTTCAGATATTTGTAACCAAAATCTAATAGCAATGGCAATAACTCATACCTACACAATTAACAATAAATATCTAGAGGGGGATGCTCTTGTAACAGACATCTCCATTCAATTTGCTGGTGACATTACGGATTTAGTCGATGTTGCAATTTATCACTTCCTACCACAAAGTGTGGAGGAGGTAGAGACTAATATAGAAAACAGAATAGTCACAGAGAAAGACAAAATCTTAGCCCGTCAGGTAACTGAACAGGTACTAAATCAGTTGTAGTATGCCGATTTGGAGGAATACATCTGGTAACTTTTTATGGGGGACTGCTGCCAATTGGGATACGGGGGCTCTACCCTCTGCTACAGGTGCAGGGTCAGATGCAATATTTGATGCATTATCTCCTAACTGCACGGTAAATGTGGCTGGTGTTTGTCGTAACCTAAACTTCACTGGTTATACTAACACTATAACCATGACTAATAATATTTCAGTTGGATCTACAAATGCTGCAAATCCAGGTCATACCGTTACTCTTTCTCCTACTATGGGGATATCAGGGACTGGTGCAATATTTACAAGAGCTAATGGAAACACGTCACTTAGAAGCAATGGAAGAGTCTGGCCAAATGCTTTTGGTATAGCCAACCTTGCAGTAGCTACAAACCCAAGTGTTACTCTATTAGATAACTGGACAATAAACGGGAATATATTTATTGGTCCTGGCGGTGTTACTGTTGTTACTTTTTCTGGGGCGTTTACAATAAATGCTGGAGCAAGTGTTACTTTACAAATATCTGGAACAAATGCTAGGATAGTTGCTACAGCTGGTTCTATATCAACCATAAGAATGACTGGCACTGGGACTTTCTCTAGCTCTGGTATCACTAATAACGGGGGATTAGGAATAAATTTAACAATAGATGCCCCAGGTCAAACTGTTACCCTTGCAGATAATTCAGGGTATGGTGGAATAGGAACAGTGGCAGGATCTACATTTTTATATGTTGCTGGAACCGTTGCAACCATTGGAACTTTTTACTTATATGGGGGTATTCAAACAGTACCAGCATACACTTTAAACTTAAATGGAAGTAGTTCTACATCAGCCACAACAACTAATCCAACAGGAGTAAATTTTAACAACTTAGAAATTAGAACAGGTGGTGTATCTGGCGCACAGACTATAAATATAGTAGGTAACATTTGTGTTGTTGGCAATTTATCCACAGCACCTACAGCTATTACTAAAGGCCCGCTTTACACATCAGGGGGTACAATATATTTAAACGGAAACTTTACTCATACTGCTGGAATGAGGGCGGGAAGTAGCACAGCTCTTGTGTTGCAGGGAACTTCCGTAACTTATTCAGAAGTAAATGCCAGCACAGCTTTTATTGCTTGGGGGATAGCTTGGCAGGTTCAAATAAATACAACTGGTTCAGTAACAATTTCAAGTATTATAGGATTTAGAGATGCTGGCTCATTAACATACACTGCTGGAACTGTAACCTTTAGTCCTGGAGCAAGTATATTAGCAGGTCAGTCTGCTGCATTTTATGGTTTAGGTTCTGGGGGAATTACAATACCTGCACTTGAGCATAATACAGGTGCTCCTGGTACTAGTTTTGGGACACTAATATTTTTTTATGATACTGTACCATTTAGGATAATAACTTTTACCTTAACGGGAGCAGCTATAAACTATGCCTTTACTCACAAAGGAACTATAGGATGGGATTGTGATAGCTTATCATGTTCCCTTCAACCATCATCTACTGGATCTGCCCTTAGATTGCTTCCATCAATAGAATATAAAATAAGGACAAGTTTAATAATGTTATCTTGGGCGGCCGTAGCTGGTAATGGATTATCGTTAGGCTCAGATCCCGCTGCTGGAAGCACCATATTTACTCTTCTTCCAGGTGCATATCAAGACATGTACTACATTAGTGCAGGGATTGGCGGTGCAACTGATGTTAATAGTTCTAATGGACAGACTATCTACACAAGAGGAGGAGCTATATCTGCATTAACACAAAACTGGAAAAACTGGGATTACCCTAGAACAAGGCACTCAACATTTATATCTAACTAATGCCTACTAAAACCTGGACATCAAACGTGGCTTCAACATGGAACACTGCTGCAAGTTGGGCAGGTGGAGTTCCTGTTGCGGGGGATGATGTTGTATTTACTGGACTAAACAATGGTCAATGCACAATTACAATAGCAACAGCCACAATTCTATCACTTGTTACCACTGGATATACAGGAAACCTAATCGTCAACACTAGGCTTACGGTAGGGGGGAACGTAACCTTATCTGCTTCCAACAACATAAGCGGAACCTCTGATATAACGATAAGCACAAATTCTTTAATAACATCGGCAGGAGCAACTATAGGATGTGGTCTAAGATTTTCTACTATAAACACTACAATACAGTTGGCTGACACGCTTACACTTAGTTCTACTTTTGTTGCATTAGGAACTCCAGCTGGTTTTATAGATTTAGTATCGTCTTCACCTGGAACACCAAGGATTTTTAACCTTTTGAATAACGGATCAACTAGCCAATATGTTGATTATCTGAATGTTACAGATATAGATAGCTCTGCTGCCTGTACCTTATGGACATATAAAGGAACTGTAACTACCTCATCTAATTGGTACCTTATGGTTACTCAACCTCCAACAGTGAGCAGTATATCCTTTACTTAAATTTGTACCTTTGTGTGTTAATTAGTATATTGTAATATAAATCCAACTCCATAATTATGAGCAAAATCAACGCAGTCAAATTCAAGGATAAGAAATCTTTTGAGAAAAACAAAAAGAAGTCTAATGTTGTAGCTGTCTATGAGCCTTTTGGAATCATAGTATTTAAGGATGACACTGCAGTTGTTCCTGATAATACTAAAGTATCTCAGGCAAATACTGTAGATGCATCTCTAGATAGCATACCAACAGGTCAGGCAATTCTTATTGCCAAGGACTATAAAGAAGCTCTTGCCTATTTAAACTCAGCAAAAATTGTGGTTAAAGAATCTTTTGAGATTACTAAAACCTTTTTTGTGGAGGTTCCTGATTTTGTTGAGTTTGATTCTTTTTATGGTAGCCTAATGTCTACAGGTAAGTTTATCAGTGTAGAACCTGATAACATTGTACCAATGAATATGGATGCAGAAGATGTTTATGCAGCACACTGGCATCTTGCTAATATGAGGGCTGCTGAAGCATGGGCAATCTTGCCAGCAGGAGTTGTAAAAGAAGTTGCTGTACTTGATATTGGTTGTGAAACTACACACGAAGATTTACAGGGTAGAATCAGTTCTACATCATGGAATTGTGTTTTTGATACCCCAGATGTAACTCCAATTACCGATTTTGAAAAACACGGTACTCCTTGTTCAGGTGTAATTGCAGCAAATACTGGTAACAATATTGGATGTAAATCCATTGGTAATAACCACCTAAAAGTACAGTTCCTGCATATTGGTATGGATAGTACAAGTGGTGGAAGTTTTAGGACTTCCGATACTATTCTAATGAGAGCTGTAAACAAGATTCTTGCTAATCCTGATTGCGTTGCTGTATCAATGTCATGGGGTGGAACTGGCGGATATGCTACATTCCCTAATGGCTTAAATCAAATTAGAACAATGGCAAGAGGTGGCAAGGGTATTCCAATCTTTGCTAGTTCTGGTAACAGCTATCAGCCTGACTTTACTCAGCTTCCTGCCTCCTATCCATCAGTAATGGCTGTTGGTGCTATTTCATCAAATAACCAACGTGCTGCATTTAGTAATTATGGTCCTAAGTTATTTGCTGCGGCACCTGGGGTTGCAGTATGGACAGTAGATAGAACTGGTACTGCAGGTTATAAGGCAGAAAGTTATATGGGATTTGGTGGTACTTCAGCTGCATGTCCAGCAATGGCAGCAGTAGCTGGTCTAGTACTAGTTAAAAATCCTGATCTTACAGAACCACAAGTAAGAGATGTTCTTAAGAACTCTTGCAATAAAGTTGGTGGTTATGTGTATGATCCAACAGGTAAAAGTCCTGAATTAGGTTGGGGTGCTATTGATCTATTTGCAGCAGTAACTAATGCCGGTGGTATAACACCTGAACCTCCTGCACCTCCAGTTCTTTGGAATGCATTTGGTGTAATCAGCTCACAGACAACTGTTGAAGCAGGTGCTATTGTAAATGTCAGTTATACCGTAACTATTGATAAGGCACAGTTACTTGATACTGTAATTCCTGTAAGTATTGCATTTAAGAAATCAGATGGGTCACTAATGAACTTCTACTCAGGTAACATGACTATTGTTAAGGGTCAGACAAATGCTACATCAAGTATTCCATACACAGTTCCTAATAATATTAGCGGCCCATGTCAGTTTGTAATGACAATTGACCCTGCAAATACAATTAATGAGTCTAATGAAAATGATAATGTGGCTTACACATCAATCAATATAACTTCTCCACCACCACCTGACATGAGCATTGATCTAGAAACTAAGATCTTGCGCTATGAATGGTTAGATGCTAGTAGAGTACGTATTACACATACTACTACTAATAAAGGCACTACTGCTTGTACATCACGTAAGTTTACAATGGGTTTTGAGGGTATGCCACAGGTAACACAAAATCGTGCAGAAACTATTCTTCCAGGCAGATCTATAACTACTGGTAATGTTATGTACTCATCAAATTGGGGAACTCTACCTAATACCTTTAAAATTGAGATAGTATCTGTTAATGGTGCACCTGATGCTAATTCTGCAAATAATATTGCAACAATATTGGTAAATAAATGAACTATAGTTACAATGCTGTAAAGTTTACAGATCGTAGAAGCTACAACAAGAATAAACTAAAGAAAAATGTTAAGGCTTCTTATGATCAACCTGGGATAATTGTTTTTAAAGACAGACTACCAGTTACCCTAGATAAAAGTAAAGTATCCCATAGTTATAGAATGGGAGAAATAAAACATGGTGTGCCAATAGATAAAGCAATCCTAAGAGTAATATCTATGGATGATGCTTTAGCTTATTGTACAAAAGAAAAAATAAAAATTCAAAAGCAATATGATAGCACGGGGATATTAATAGTATCTCTACCCCTATACATAGAGTTTAATGAGTTTCATACTAAAGCCATAGAATCAGGTGCTTTTTACTCTGTTCAGCAAGATCATATTATTAAAGTAGATCAACATGCCATAGATTATGATTATAATGAAATCTGGCAACTTCCCGCATTAAGATGTCAAGAGGCTTGGGATTTAATTGATACCGCACCACCTGCTCTAGATAATGTAGTTTGTGTTATGGATTGGGGTTGTGATACAACACACCCTAATCTTATTGGCAAAACAGTTAATAATATAAATAATGTTATTGGTGGTACAGATGTAATGCCTCTTGTTGGAGGTGATATTCATGGGACACCTTGCACTGGGCAAATTTGTGCCTCAAATAATGGTATAAATGCAATGGGTGTATCACCCTATTATACAAAAGTTAGTTTTGTATATATCTTTTCTAATGGATATCCTCAAGACGAAACTAGTTTTGTTATAGGTGTGCAGCACGCCATTGATCAGCCAGACTGTATAGCAGTTTCTTGTTCATTTGGTGGTGGTGGTTATAGACAGAGTTGGCAAGATATAATCACAGATGCTCTTCTTTACGGAAGAGGTGGAAATAAGGCCACTAATACTTTAGGCTTAGGTACACTGATAATAGCATCTGCAGGTAATGGTCCTTGTCCTCCAGACTGTGATGCCCCTATTAATAGAAATCAGTATCCGGCATCATATGATGGGGTTATGTCTATTGCAGCAATAAAAGATCCTAGTACTACAAACCCTCCTGGACAGTATTTAAAAACAAACTGGTCAGACTGGGGAAGTAAACTTTTTTGTGCTGCTCCTGGAAACAGAACACCTGGTGCAGATAGAGTTGGACAACCTGGTTATACAACCTGGGATACTACACTGTTTGGTGGAACATCATCAGCTTGCCCAATAACAGCTGGTGTTGCAGCCCTAGTACATGCCTCAAATCCTACTTTATCTGCAAATGGAATTAAAGAAGCTATTAAACTTACATGTAATAAAGTAGGTCCGTACAATTATGATGCTGTTGAGCCAGGTAAAAGCTTTGAAACAGGATGGGGAATGGTAGATGCCTATAAGGCTGTTCTTTATGCTACATCAGGTCAAATTGATCCTGGCCCAGGTGTAATACCAAATTTAAGAGTAGAAGTATCAGGAAATAGCATAGTAAATCAAGGAGATGTGTATAATCTCTCCTACAGTTTAACAACAAACATTGCACTTCCTGTAGCCGAGACAATAAATGTAACCATATTCTATTCTCAGGATATTTCATATGATCCTGGGGATATTATCATAAGATCATTTACAGTTACTATTCCTCAAAATGACTATAGATATTTAGGTCAGGAAGCAATCACTATACCTAATACTATTAGCGGTAATTATTACATAGGGGTCAATGCATCAACTATTGGAGGTGAAACTTATCCCCTGGACAATACTGCTTTTCAAGGCGTCCTTATCCTAGCCCCACCAGCACCCCCAACAGGGTTAAATCTTGCGATTGAGATAGTAAGTTTATTCATTGATCCTACAACAGCATTACCCGTTGTAGAATATAGGTTTCAAAACATAGGCGCTGAAACTGTATATAACTTTAGGTATAGAAAAGGATTTGTAGGAAGAGATAACTTTGAGTATGAAAAAAATCAGGTTATTAAATCTGAAGAATATTTAACGATACGAACATTTTGGAAAGATGTACCGCCACAACCAGAATGGCCTAATATTTTATACAGAATAGAAATTCTTAATGTAAATGGAGGAATACCTGATGATGTAAGTGGAGACAATATATCAGAAGCTACAATTGATCTAGGTCCTCCTTCTCCAACACCTTAAAACTATGATAAAAAAAATAACAAGATACTTACAGATGTATGATGGAGTGTGGAGCATTCCACTAGCATTCCTAGGTTTTTTTCTTGCAGGAAGATACGGCTATGAATACTTTGGAGATGCTCTAATTTCTACAGAGTATATCCAGATAGTATTTATGGCTGCGCTAATCCTGATTTTTGCAAACTTTGTTGTATTCTTAGGAATCAACTTTAACTTCAGAAGTCTGCAGAGATACTTTTATTCTACTGAAATTAAAGAACATATTAAAAATGAACTAAGCGTATGGCAAAGAATAAAGTTATATCTATTTGTTTACTTCTTATTCTTAGTGTTATTCCTCTTTATAGTGTGGTTGCTAATGACGGTTACTGTGTCAGAGTTACTGCCAACTCTTATGTCGGAGTAAGAGAGAAGGGAGGTAATAATAGGGGATTTACCGATAAGGAATTAAGAAATAAACTTGCTGCACAAGGTTGGATACCAGGCTATGCCTGGTGCTCTTTCTTTGTCATGGCTATGCTCCATGAATGTGATGTACCCAACACAATCACAGGCTGGGCACCTACGGCCTATAATAAAAAAGATGTAATTTTTACTAATGGTAAATTTTACAAAACATTTAAATCAGGGGATGTACTTGTCATGACTTTGAGTTATAACGACAAGAAGAAAAGGTTTAAGAATATAGGCCATACAGGAATAGTTGATGCTGTTGGTAAATATTCCGTTAGAACAATAGAGGGTAATACTAATACTGCGGGGGCTAGGGACTCTAGATCAGGGGATGGGGTGTATGTAAAAATCAGACCTTTAAATAAAAACTTACACATAACAAGATGGTAAAAAGAGGAAAAAAAAATAGTATATTATGGGTAGTTGGAATAATTGCCCTGTCACTTGGATTACTATGGCTATACAGAATTAGTAATAAAACAGAAGTAGATCCAGCAAGAGGCAGACTTGAGCAAATGAATGATAGTTTATTTCATCAAATTGAGGTCAACTCAAGTAAAATAGATGGGCTGTACATTAAAATAGATTCACTTAATATTCTTTCAGATACATTGTTAAATAAACAAACTATAGTCAATGAATACCACCGCAATGAAGTTTATAATATTCTTAGCTCTGATGCTAAGAGTAATAACCGCAGACTGTCAGAAACCTTCAGGCTCTCGGATAGCTTACTCAAATCCGGATTTTACACCAGAACTATCAAGTTCCCAAGTACAACTGATTAACCTAAACTTTACTACTATGATGTATTGGTACAGAACTGCCATTGCATTAGATAGTTTGTATCTCTATGAGAGAGAGAAGGTAAAAGTTTATGGTGAGATAACCGGAATCCAATCATCTAGTCTTAGTACATTAAGAACCATCTATGATAACAAGAAGGCAATACAGGCTGATATAGAGATGGAAAGAAAGCAAAACCTTGACAGACTTAAGAAAGATATTAAGATTCTTAAAGTAAAAAACGTGATACTTACAACAAGTGTTGTAGGGCTAGTTTTTACTACATTTTATTTTGCAGCACTCTGATATTTTACTATATTATAGTATATATATGTTTGTTATTTATGGAACCAAGTACTGTACTCTTTGAGACAAGGGATGTGATTACTATAGTTGTTGGAGTTGCCTCATTGTCTGGCCTGTATTACACTTTAAAAAGGTCAGTTGATAAGCTTAGTACCAATTTTACTAATATGCAAGAAAATCACTCTAGAGACATGGTTAATCTTAACCAGTCAATAAAAGAAACTAAAGATGACTTTAGTAAGAAAGAACAGAGCATATATGTCCGGATGGGTGAAATTAGAGAAGAACAGAAAAGTGCTAGTGAGAAACTAGATGTAAAAATAGATGCTATATCAGCCCATATTACTGCAATGAATACGGCATTAGCTGAGCTTACAGGATACCTTAAAGCGAAAAAAGATTGAGTTGTTGTACTCTGTTTTGTGTTGTGTTTTGTTATGTTGTTATAAGGAGAACCCGGAAAAGTCCGGGTTTTCTTTTGCCCTAGTTTAAATTTTGTAAGTTTAAACTTTTACGTTATATTTGTGATGTAAATTTAATAACTAACAAAATGGAAAATGTATTCACAGAAGAAGAGATTGGTCAAGGCGTACAACTCACTGCTGAGGAGATTGTTGCTAGAAAACAAGAAATGTTGGAGTTCTATAAAGAACAAATAGATTTCATGTCTGTCCAACACGAGTTTGAAAAACTATCAGCTGACATTGAGGAGCAGAGACTTCGTAGAATGGTTGCTATGGTAAGACAAGCTCAACTCCAAACTCCTCCTCAAGAAGAGGATGATGATGAATCAGAATCGGAGGCTCCTGCTAAAAAAAGATCTCTCAAGAAGTAATGCTAAGCTAAACCAACAATGGCTATAGTAAATCAAGTACAGAAACGGATAAGAATGGAAATCTGGGACATTACAAAGTTCCAGATAGCCGTTCATTGTCACCTGAATGATATTCAGGTTTCTACTCTTGATCTTAATTGCTTAACCCTTTTAGCATTATCAGGTGAGAGAGAACTTACAGAGTTTTGTGAGGCTGCTGCTAAGAAAGAAATTTTTAGCAGCAGCCAATCTGTAAGGAATGCTTTAACTAAAGCGGAGAAAAGAAATCTGATTATAAAGGAAGGAAAGAGTAAAAAGAAGATTAAGATCAATCCTACACTAAGACTTCAAACAGATGGCAATATTCTTCTAGACTATAAAATTGTAAGAGTTGAACCCAAAGAAGCCTAAAACACTACTAGAAAACCTTCATCTAGATTTAGACTTAGATAAAAGTCTGGTGCTGGATATTGTAGACTTTTATTGGTTAAATGTCCGCAAATCTATAACACAGATTAGTTATCCCAGAATAGGAATAGAAAATTTAGGCAGCTTTGAGTTAAAAATTAAGTCTTTACAGAATACCATAGATAAGTATCAGAATGCTCTAGATAAAACAGATACTTCTAATTTTAGAAAGTACTCAAAGTATATGGCTATAAAAAATAGAATAGAGGTACTAGAAAATTCTAAGTCTGTTATACTAGAGGAAAAAAATAGAAAGCAACAAATAAAAATTAATAGATATGGCAACACTCCTGGAAGTTTGGAAGAAGAAGGGAAAGATTCTTGAGGGAATCAAGAACTCTATTTTCAAAAATGAACATGTTGAAGAAATTGCAGCAACAAGGGATAAAATATGTCAAGGCTGCCCTAATATTGACAGAAGCGGTAACAAGTGTTTTGCTCCCGGAACTCAGCCCTGTTGTGGGTTATGTGGTTGTTCACTCCAGTTTTTACAGAGGTCTTTATCTTCGGAATGTGAGGCAGGCAAATGGAAGGCTGTACTTACTGAAGAGGAGGAAGAGGAACTTAATAAAAAACTTGAAGAAGATGCCGGTTAAATTTTTACCTGATGAACATAAATACGTAAGTATTGATTCATCTGAAAATATAAAATGGACAAGTGTTACAAGTGTCATCTCTGACTATAAAGAACACTTTGATGCTGATGCCATTGCTGAAAGATCCTCAAAAAATAAAAAAAGTAAGTGGTATGGGATGTCTCCAGAAGACATTAAAAATGCCTGGAAGAATGAATCAGATAGAGCTATTACTCTAGGCACATGGTACCATAATCAAAGAGAATCAGATGTATTAGGCTGCAGTACTATTAATAGGGATGGTCTTGATCTTAAAATTGTTAAATCAATAGAAATTGATGGAATCAAGACGGCACCTAATCAAAAACTTGAAAATGGTATTTATCCTGAACACTTTGTGTATCTCAAGTCTGCTGGTATATGTGGGCAATCTGATAGAGTAGAAGTGGTCAATGACAGAGTGGATATATATGACTATAAAACAAACAAAGAGATTAAGAAGGAATCGTACAAAAACTGGGAAGGAATATCTAAAAAGATGTTTTATCCAGTATCTCATCTTGATGATTGTAACTATAATCATTATGCTCTTCAGCTTAGTCTATACATGTACATCATCTTAAAGCATAATCCCAGATTGAGATCGGGTAAGCTTTTGCTAGATCATGTAATATTTGAAGATGACGGTATTGATAATAAGGGTAACAAAATTCACAGACTTGATTTAGAAGGTCATCCTATTATTAAAAATATTGAGAGATATGAGTTACCTTATCTAAAAACAGAGGTCATATCTATAATACATCATCTAAATGATTCTTCAACTTAATCCCATGATCCCTATCAAAAGGGTATCTGATAACATGGAAGGCTATGCTTTCTTAGTGATAGACTACAGCCAAGAGCACGATATATTATTTACTTGTGCTATGGACGATGGGGAGATATGGACACTAAGTAACAAAGAACTAAGATTTTGTAAAAATATAAGCTTAGACAGAAAATGATTGTAAGACTATTTGATATACAGAATAATGTAGTTGTTCCAACAGAGCACTGCTATACTCTAAGCACGTTAAAAAAGATAATGGATGATCATCCTGATGACTATTTAAAGATCTACCAGTATATATTTTATATGACTTGTCCTAATCCAGATATTAATCCTTTTTTTAATATATCTGAGGTAGACAAAGAAGAAGTTATTCTAAAAGAGATAGAAGCAGATTTCTCAACTGATGATACAAATATTTCAGCAGCACTTAAGTTCTGTTCTGATATGTATGAGACCCCAACTATGAGGGCATATAACGGAATTAAGCAAATGCTTGACCGTTTAGCAAATTACATGGCTACAACAAATATAACAGATGGAAGAGATGGTAACCTTACAGCACTCACCAATACAGCAGCAAAATTTCAACAAATCCGCGAAGCTTACAAAGGCGCCTACAAAGACCTCCAAGATGAACAGAAAAGTCAAGTCAGAGGAGGTCAAGGACTTGCCTACGACCAACTATAAGGGTAAGTTTTTTGTAATTGATGTAGAACTGTATAACTGCCAGTTTCTAATCAGTGTAAATCAGGATAACGAAGATCTTGTCATATCTCTCATTGAAGCCGGTGTTTTATATTCTGCGGAAGATCCTGAGTTAAAAGACTACATGGAACATTTTATAGGAATGGAAAAAAACCATCTTGCCAGAACAGTAAAACATGATAACGGAGTAATCAGTATTAAGATAAATAAGTTTGATGAGAATGACGCTAACCATATGGCAACACTAGTTCATGAGTTATCACATGCTGTAATGTTTACCTTTGACAGAATAGGTACGCCACATAATTCAGATACTGATGAACCCTATAGTTACCTGCTAGGATTTTTAATGAAGAAGTTTATTGAGAATATAAGATAACGACTATCTTTATAGTATGGCCAAGACAAACATTGAAAAGAACCCACCAAAAGGGGAGATAAAGTTTTCAATAACTTTATCTGAGGAGCAAAAGAGAGCTAAAGAACTGATCATCAGTACGCCATATAACTTTCTGATAGGGTATGCTGGTAGTGGTAAGACTTTAGTTGCAGTACAAATTGCCCTAGACTTGTACTTTAAAAGGCAAGTTAACAAGATTATTATAACCAGACCTACTGTTTCTACTGAGGATAACGGGTTTCTTCCTGGCTCAGAAAAAGAAAAGATGGAACCCTGGCTAGTCCCAATTAAGTCTAACATGAGAAAGGTTTATGATAAGCCTGATATTCTCAATAAGATGGAAGAAGAAGGACATGTTGAGCTTGTATCTCTCAGTCACTTCAGAGGTAGAACATTTGAGAATGCTGTATGTATTGTAGATGAGTTTCAAAACCTAACTAAGGCTCAGCTCCAAATGTGTGTGGGAAGACTTGGTAAAAACTCTATTATGATTTTTACAGGTGATATGCAGCAGATTGACCTTAAGATTAAGAGTGAATCTGCTATTCATGACATACCTAAGATTGAAAAATCAAGTTGGGTAAATAAAATTGTCTTGACAGAGAATCATAGACATGAGGCTCTAAACGAGATACTTAAGCTGTTAAATGAGTACTGAAATCTACGAACATATACCTACCTATGAAAATGGTGAATGGAGCTACACAGACTTTGGGAGCCGATCAGAATTCTATGACTTCTGCTTATCAATATTCAAAGAACCTGGGGAGTACGAATTTGATGAGGTATCTCAAATGTTTAACCAACAGGCACGACTGTTTAATAAAAACGGAATTTATTGTACAGCACCATCTGGTACCAAAGACTTTATAAAGTACTGGGACACAGAGAAAGAAAAGTGTAAGAAGGGTGTAATCTATAAGTCGGATACCAAAAATTGGTACATCACCCGGGATTATTACATGTGGTTAAACTTCCTACCGATCTTTAACAAAGAAATACAGAGATACGGATTTGCTGATATAAGGGATGCCCAGTATCATATGGCCTTATATGAGATACTTGCCGAGCTAGATTATAAGCATTGTGCTATTTTAAAGAAACGTCAGATTGCCAGCTCATACTTTCACTGTGGCAAAATGATAAACCAGATATGGTTTGAGGAAGGAGTAACCCTAAAAATGGGCGCTAGTCTTAAGGATTATATCAATGAAAAAGGTAGTTGGAAATTCTTGAATGAATATGAATCATTCTTGAATAAACACACTGCTTGGTACAGACCTATGAACCCTAATAAAACAATGTTCTGGCAGCAGAAGATTGAGATTGTAAACTTTGTAGGGGGACAGAAGAGAAAGACTGAAATAGGTCTTAAAGGTGTAATCCAGGCAATGTCTTTTGAGAAAAGCCCAACTACAGGTGTGGGTGGTCCTACTAAATACTTCTTTCATGAAGAGGCAGGTATTGCCCCTAAGATGAATCAGACTTATGAGTACTTAAGACCTGCACTTAGATCAGGTATGATTACTACAGGTACTTTTATTGCGGCAGGTTCTGTCGGTGACTTGAGTCAGTGTGAGCCTCTCAAAAAACTGATAATGCACCCTGAGGCTAATGACATATATGCTGTTCCTTCTACGCTTATAGATAATAAAGGTACAATTGGTACTACAGGATTATTTATTCCTGAGCAGTGGTCTATGCCGCCTTTTGTAGATAAATATGGTAACTCCCAGGTCAAGGAAGCTCTAGAGGCATTAGATGAGCAGTTTGCTACCTGGAAAAAACAACTGGACCCACAAGAGTATCAACTCCGTATATCTCAGCACCCTAGAAATATAAAAGAGGCATTTGACTTCAGGACTGTTTCTTTATTCCCAAGTCACTTGGTTACAGCTCAAATGCAAAGGATTGAAGAAAAAGAATATGCCTATGAGTTCCTGGATATACACAGAGATGCTAAAGGTGAGGTGGAAGTAGAGGTAACTAGTAAGTTACCCATTACAGAATTTCCTATTACTAAGAATACAGAAGATAAAACAGGTGTTCTTGTAGTTTGGGAAAGGCCAGAAAAAGATGCTGAGTTTGGAACTTACTATGCTTCTGTTGACCCCGTGGGTGAAGGTAAAACAACTACCTCAGAATCACTATGTTCTATATATGTCTATAAAAGACCTGTTGAGGTAACTAGAAATAATGGCTCAGAGATACAAACATTTATTGAGGCTGATAAAATTGTAGCGGCTTGGTGTGGCAGATTTGACGATATTAATAAAACTCACGAGAGACTAGAACTTATAATAGAGTGGTACAATGCCTGGACTATTGTAGAAAATAACATATCTCAGTTTATTAACTACATGATTTACAGGAAGAAACAGAAGTATTTAGTACCTAGATCACAGATTCTTTTCCTAAAAGATATAGGTGCTAATGCCAATGTTTATCAGGATTATGGGTGGAGAAATACTGGTACTCTATTTAAAAGCCATATGCTTAGTTATGCTATTGAGTTTTTAAAAGAAGAACTTGATTCAAATGTTAAAGCAGATGGTACCATAGTTAAGACAACATACGGTATTGAAAGAATTCCAGATCCTATGCTATTAAAAGAAATGATGGCATATAGAGATGGTGTAAACGTGGATAGATTAGTTAGCTTTGCTGCACTAGTTGCTTTTGCTAAAGTACAGCAAGCTAATAGGGGATATAAAAAGAGATACGAAGAAACCGGTGGAGCAAAAAAGTTGGATAACTCCAATAAATTCAGTAAATTAGTTAGGAGCCCGTTCCGTCATATAGGCGGGAAGGGTTCTGCTTTTGAGGGAATGAATGTTCCAAAACAACCATTTAGAAATTTAAGATAATATGCAAGTATATAATGCAATGCAGATTAAGGCTGGTGCCAAAGTAGAGTACAATAAAATGGGTACTCTAAACCAGCCTATCCAGTTTTTGCCTAGATCAAAAAAGGATAAAGACTGGGCTGCTTGGTGTTTAGATTGGTTGGAATGGCAGGGACTTAAAATGGTCCGTAGAAATGCCAGAAGGTTAATGAAGAACTATAAACTTGCAAAGGGTCTTATTGACAGAACTGACTATGTAATTGAAGAGGATAATGAGTATGCAGATCTAATTGATACTTTAACAAAAGAGGATACTTCGGCATTAGAACTAAAGTTCTATCCTATTATCCCTAATGTAATTAATACTCTTACCGCTGAATTTGCTAAAAGATCAACTCGTGTAACGTATTCTGCCGTAGATGATTATTCATATAATGAAATGCTAGAGCAGAAAAGAACACAAGTAGAAGAATACTTGGTTAAAGAAGCTAAGCAAAAGATTATTACCCGTCTCATGGACATGGGTATGGATGAACAATCTGAAGAATTTCAACAGGAAGTAAGCCCTGAAAAAATAAGAACTCTTCCTGAGATAGAGTCGTTTTTCCAAAAGGATTACCGCTCTATGGTAGAGCAATGGGCTGAGCATCAACATAGAGTTGATACTGAGAGATTCTACATGGATGAATTAGAAGAAAGAGGTTTTAGAGATTTGCTTATTACCGATAGAGAGTTCTGGCACTTTAAAATGATGGAGGATGACTATGAGGTAGAACTCTGGAATCCTGTAATGACCTTCTATCAAAAGTCTCCTGAAAGAAGATATATTTCTGACTCAAACTGGGTTGGTAAATATGATATGATGACTGTAGCTGATGTCATTGACAAGTATGGCTGGTTGATGACTGAGGAGCAGATGGCATCTATAGAACTTATCTATCCTGTAAGATCAGCTGGTTATCCTATCCAGGGTTATCAAAATGACGGTAGCTATTATGATGGTACTAAATCACATGAATGGAATACTGATATGCCATCACTTGGCTATAGACAGTTTACATCAATGTGGGACAGTGCACTTTATGGTGGTGACATTGTAAACTGGATCATGATGGAGAACGAGGATTACCTAGATATGGGTATGTCCAATCTCCTCCGCGTTACTACTGTATATTGGAAGTCACAAAGAAAAGTAGGTCACCTTACTAAAATCACTGAATCTGGCGAAGTCATTACAGATATAATAGATGAGGACTATAAGGTTACAGATAAACCTCAGTATAATACTGCACTAGTAGTTAATAAAAATAAACACACTCTTGTATTTGGTGAGCACATCGACTGGATATGGATTAACCAAGTATGGGGTGGTGTAAAGGTTGGTCCTAACAGACCTACTTTCTGGGGTACAAATAACCCAGGCGGTATTACGCCGATATATCTGGGTATAAACCAGAACCATATTGGACCATTGAAATTTCAGTTTAAGGGTGACAACTCTTTATATGGTTGTAAGCTTCCTGTAGAAGGTTCTATATTTTCAGATAGAAATACTAGATCTACTTCACTTGTAGATCTTATGAAGCCATTCCAGATTGCCTACAATATAGTAAATAACCAGATTGCAGATATCCTAGTAGATGAACTTGGTACTGTGATTATGCTTGACCAAAACTCTCTTCCTAGACACTCTCTAGGAGAAGATTGGGGAAAGGGTAACTTTGCTAAGGCATATGTAGCAATGAAGAACTTCCAGATGCTTCCTTTGGATACATCTATTACTAATACTGAGAATGCTCTAAACTTTAACCACTTCCAGAAACTGGATATGTCACAGACCGAGCGTCTGATGTCTAGGATTCAGTTGGCTCAGTATTTTAAACAACAAGCCTTTGAAGTAATAGGTGTTACTCCACAGCGTCTTGGTCAAGAAATATCAAGACAGACAGCTACTGGAGTAGAGCAATCTGTTAATGCTAGTTACGCTCAGACTGAAACTTATTTTATCCAGCACTGTGATTACTTGATGCCTAAGGTTCATCAGATGAGAACTGACCTAGCTCAGTACTATCATTCTACAAAACCATCTACTAGACTGCAGTATATAACCTCACTTGACGAAAAGAAAAATTTTGAGATAAATGGAACAGACCTTATGCTTAGGGATCTTAATATTTTTATTAATACTAAGGCCAACCAGAGAGCTATTCTTGAGCAGCTTAAGCAGCTTGCTCTCAGCAATAATACTAGTGGTGCTAGTATCTACGATCTTGGTAATATTCTTAAGTCTGATTCTATTGCAGAAGTTACACACATCCTCAAAAAGACAGAAGAGAAATCAGAAATGATTCGTCAAGAAGAAATGCAGCAACAACAGCAAATGCAGGAGCAAATGCTTCAGGCCAAAGCTCAGGAAGAACAAATGAAGAGAGACTTTGAAGCTGGAGAGAATGATAAAGATAGACAGAAAGATATTCTTGAAGCTCAAATTAGATCTGCTGGCTATGGCTCAATGCAAGATATTAATGAGAATAAACAATCTGACTACCTTGACGCTATGGATAGAATTAGACAGAGTGAAGAGTATAATAATACCATGTCATTCAATAGAGAAAAGGAAGTCAATAAATCTATGGAGACTAGAGAAAAGGTAGCTGTTGAAAGAGAAAAGATTGCTGCTCAAAGAGAGATAGCAGCTAATCAATTGGCTATAGCTAAGGAGAATAAAAACAAGTTTGATGCGCCACAGAAAAATAAATCTAATAGTAAAAAACCTAAGAAGTAGCTATAAGATGCGCTTTATTTCCCAAAAGCAAAAAATTTTTAAAGTTTAAAATCATACTTTTGTATATATTACTAGTGTAGAAGTTAACAAAACCAACAATATAATGAGCACAGAAACAACACAAGAGACAACTACGGTTGAACAAGTTGATATAGACTTGGACAATATTCTAGGTACCCCGGGGGCGGATAGTATAATGCTCCCAGAGGATAAAAAACCTAGTATGTTTTCTAAAGGAAATATTGACACAGCGTTCCTTGACAAGCCAGAAGGATCAGATAATGATCCACAAGGTACTGAAAAGCCAGGAGCTTTTGAAGATGTCCTAAAGGATGTAGATCCAGCAGATGCGTCATTAGGTTCAGAAGATGATGAGCCTAAGAAAACCCCAGGCAGAGCTAAGATTGCTAAAGATGGTACAGTAGAGTTAGTTAAAAAACTAATTGATGCTGGTAAAATTGTTCCATTTGATGATGACAAAGCCATTGAAGATTATACTCTTAATGATTTTGAAGAGCTTCTAGAAGCCAACTTTGAAGAGAGAGAGAATAATATTAGACAATCTACCCCTGCTGAATTCTTTGAATCACTTCCTGAAGAACTCCAAGTAGCTGCTAAATATGTAGCTGATGGAGGTCAGGATCTTAAAGGTCTGTTCAAAGTTCTTTCTCATGTAGAAGAAACATTTGAATTAGATCCAGCAGAACCTGTTCATCAGGAAAGAATAGTAAGAGAATATCTATCCGCAACCAATTTTGGAACTCCAGAAGAAATTCAAGAAGAGATTGAAAGTTGGAAGGATAGAGGTGATCTTGAAGCTAAAGCTAATAAGTTTAAGCCAAAGTTGGATGCTATGCAGGCCAGAGTTGTACAACAGAAGTTGGCACAACAAGAGGAAATGAAGCGTAGACAACAATCCCAGGCTCAGGCTTACATGGAGAATGTATATAACACATTGTCTCCTGGTGATGTAAATGGTATTAAGCTAGACCGTAGAACACAAGAACTTTTGTATACCGGTTTAGTACAACCTAATTACCCAAGTATTAGCGGAAGACCTACCAATTTGTTAGGACACCTTCTTGAGAAATATCAGTACATAGAACCAAACCACAGTTTAATAGCTGAGGCACTTTGGTTACTGGCAGACCCAAATTCTTATAAAACTAAGATCAGGGAACAAGGACAAAAAGAAACAGTAGAGAAGACGGCTAGAATGCTAAAAACAGAAGAAGCAAGAAGGTCAGTAAGCTCACCAGTTGTAGAACAAGAAGAAGTAAAACAAAGAACTATAAAAAGAAGTAATAACTTTTTTAAGCGATAAATTAACCCTTAATTTTTAAATTATAATTAAATGTCAACTCCAGTTTTAAACAATGGTATATTTCTACGAGATACCAACTACGCAGCTAGTTCACACGTAGATTCTTACCACTTGGTTAACATGCTGAAGAATGCAGAACCAATGGACATGGGTCCAGTGGATTTGTGGGCAATGGCTCAAAAGGTCGAAATGCCACTTTATCAGATGTCTAGCTTTGGTGGAAAGAATGTAATTAACGTAGATAATGCTAGAGGTGAGTACAAGTGGCAGACCCCAGTTGTACAAGATCTTCCTTACATTATCGAAGATATTGAACCAAACAATATCACTAAAGGTATTGATGGTACAACCTTCAAAATCAAAATTTCACGTCGTGAGTTCGGTCATGGTGATATCATCACTTATGATAAGTACAACGGTGTGGAAATGTACATTTCTCCTGATCAAGATATTCTTCCATTGGGTGAGGGCTTTATTTACACCGTTCAGTTGGTGAATAATGACAGCACTAAGTTTTTGGAAAACAGATATCTTGAATCTGGTACTAAAGTATTCCGTAAGGGTTCTGCCCGTGGGGAGTATGGTGAAAGATTCTCTGATATTCAGATTCAGTCTGGCTACCGCGAGTTCTACAACTTCGTAGGTGGTGCTGAAGCTCACGTACACTATTCTATTTCATCTCGCGCTGATCTTATGATCAAGGGTGGTATGAATGCAGATGGTACTGTACCTGTAACTGAAATCTGGAGAAACTTTGACCAGAACATGGATCCTTCTATCACTAACCTTGAGAACATGGTTAGCCGTATGGGTAAGGAGTATGTTAAAAAGGCAATGTCAAATGGTAACCTTTCTCGTACCTTCTTGACCACAATGGAAGCAGCTCACTTGACCAAAGTTGCAAGTGACATCGAAACTTACTTGATGTGGGGACAAGGTGGTAGAGTTCGTCAGGATGGTCCAGATGATGTAAGATTGTCTGTGGGTCTTTGGAAGCAGCTTGATAACTCTTTCAAGAGAGTTTACAACAAGTCTGGTTTCAACTTGGACTTGTTCCGTTCTGAAATCTACAACTTCTATGCTGGTAAGGTTGAGTTCAAGGGTCCAGATCCTAAGCGTCAACTTATTGTACAAACCGGTATGGGTGGTATGAGAATGATCAACGAAGCTATTAAGAAAGAAGCTGTAAACTCTGGTCTTCAGATTATGGCTGCTGATAACAATGGTATCGGTGCTATCACTGGTAAGGGAATGGATTTGAATTTCGGATTCGCCTTCACCTCATATGTGATCCCATTCTTGGCAAATGTTAAGTTCGTATTGAACCCAGCATTTGACAACGTACATACCAATGACATTGAAAACCCAATCATTGATGGTTTCCCATTGTCATCTTACAACTTCATCATCTTTGATATTACTGATAATACCAACGATAACATCTTCTTGTTGAAGTTGTCTTGGGATAATCAATTGAAGTGGTGGTATCAAAACGGTACTATGGACTACATGGGTCGTACCCAAGGCTTCCAGTCTTCTGGTCAGTTCAATGGTTACCGTGTATACATGACTCAAACAATGCCAGCTATTTGGGTAAAAGACCCAACCAAGGTGTTGAAGATTGTTATGAGAAACCCTGTTACAGGCGGCTCATTCTAATATTTAATAATAATAAAAGGGGGAGGGCAACCTCCCCTTTTATACTTTAAACTATAATACAATGAACGAATTTAGACTTCCAATAAGAAAAATTTGGCAACTTGGTAGCAAAAGTGCCGAGTTGGTAAGACCTATTGTAACAACAGGTGCTCCTACATCAGCCCCTACAGCTGTTGGCGTAACTTGGATTTGTACAGAAGGACCACTTATTTATATCTCAACTGGTACTGCGTCTGTTACAGACTGGAGACTTATTTGGGACTAATCTAATTAATAAAGGGGGTAAAACATCCCCCTTTATTTTTAATACAATAATATGAATAATCCTAATATTAAAAAGTTTTATCAAAACGCCCCTCAGCCGGTTAATTATCTTCCAAATGTTTTGGTAGATAATCCTCCGCAATACGCTCCTTTAATGTCAGGGTTGATGCTAATTAATCCAGCAACAAAAGACATATGGGTATCAGCAGGTAATAAACTTGTATCTGATTGGGTTAGCATTGTTGGTGGTGGAGGCGGCACTTCTATTACTTTACAAACTAATAGTACTGATAATGGTGACCAAACCCTTCTCAATCTTAGAGCTAATGGTGGCTCAGGTATTATTTTAGAAGATAATGGATCAGGAACTGTCCTTATATCAAGTGACGCAGCAGCAGTAAAAAGAGTTAATTCTCTTCAGTCTTTACAAAATATTCCACTTCTTAATCTACTCACATATCAAAATATTGATAGTCTTTTTTTCAATGTTGTTGCTGGATTAACTTATTCATTTAGATTTATAATAAACTATGGTGTAAGTGGGACAGGTAATGGAGTAGCATTTTCAATAAATGGTCCTGCAAACTCTTTTTTAAACTATTACATGCTGTCTAATCCAACTGGTGCTGGACCCGCAGCATTTGTTCAAACCTTGTATTTAACAACCTATGATGCTCCTCCAACAGGAACCTATGGATCTTCATTTTCAGCAGATGCTAATTTTACAATAATTGAAGGTACACTAAGTCCCACTGTAAATGGAGCTGTTTTTGCAAGAATTACTAGTGATGGTCAAGCAGGAAACTGTTTTGTCCAAAGAGGATCTTATGTAGAGTATTTAGAAATCCCAGTGTAGGGATTAGATTTTTTATTAATATTGTAGTATAATTAACAAAACCAACAACATGAGTACATTAACAATGGTAGAGACAACGGCTCCTAAGTCAGGTCCTATCGCAATTAAACCTTTTTTTAACGACAACGTATCAAATATGGGCCTTGAGAAATACGGGCTTTCATTATTTGAAGGAGTCTTTCACGAAGAACAACTGGCCTGTATTGAGAACAACGGTATCAAAAGATACGTTACAGGTCTCAATGAATTTGCTCCAGATGTTAAACTAATACAAGATGTAGAGCTAAGAGAAGCTAAAATTAGAGAAATTAGAGTAGCTGTATCAGATCTTGAAAAAGATCTAGCCGCTAATGTTATTGAGATTGATGATCCACAATTCTGGAATAAGGTAAAACTTCTCCGTCCAGACAATGATGAGTTCTGGAGCAGGATTACGGTAAGATGTGGTAACACACCTCTTCATTTAGATCCATTAAAAGATCCGTATGATAGAATTAAGCTCTATGCTATCCAAGCTGGAGGATTTTCTATTGTAGCCAAGAGCTATGAAGATGCTAGGAGCAGACCTACTCCCGTTAAGTTCTACTTAGATAAGTACGAGATTACTGCTACAACCCGCACAGGAGCTAAGAAAATCAAGAATAAAGCTCTTGCTGAACTCCAGAAACTGTTTGATAAGAACATTACTAAGCTAATGTATGTAGCAAAAATTGTTGATTTAAATAGCATTCAATATAAGAAATCTACTCCAAATGATGTAATTTATGATAACATGGATATATTCATCAATGGAGAAGGTTCTGAGAAGAATGCCAATAGAGCAGCACAGACTTTCCTAGATGCGGTAGAACTTGATATGGAAACATTAAAAATCAAGTCTATTATCAGAGATGCTACGTATCTTAAGTTTATAGCTTTGAAGCCGGATGGATTTATTTACCACATGGGGTCTAACACAATGCTAGGTAGAAATCCATCAGATGTAGTAGAGTTTTTGAAGAACCCGCTTAATGAAGAAGTTCTTAAAGATCTGATCAAGAAAGTGGAAAAATACTGGAGTGAATAAACTATAGCATAATGGGAAATACTTTATACAATAGCCAAGATAAAAAGAGCACTATCAAAGGAAACAAAACAACTGTTCCTAGTAACTCTTATATAACATCACCCCTTAGCAGTACTGGTGATACAACTAAAAACTTAACTAAGGATTCTGGCTCTAATAAAATATTTTAATAGTATGGCAAAAGAAATGATAAAGCGTAAAGATGGATCCTACAGCCAAAGAGGGCTGTGGGATAACATCCGTGAGAATAAAGGTTCTGGTAAGAAGCCTACTAAAGAGATGCTGAAACAAGAAAAAAAGATTAAAGCTAAAACTAAAAAGTAATGGCAAAGACACCGGCATGGCAAAGAAAAGAAGGTAAGTCACCAAGTGGTGGACTTAATGCTAAAGGCAGAGCTTCTGCTAAAAGAGAAGGTCATGACCTTAAACCCCCTCAACCAGAGGGTGGGCCTAGAAAGAAGTCATTCTGTGCTAGGATGTCTGGGATGAAGAAGAAATTGACTTCTAGTAAAACGGCTAATGATCCTGATAGCAGGATCAATAAAGCCTTGCGTAAATGGAAATGTTAACGTAAATTAGTAATACTATGGCAAAGAAATGTATGTCTTGTGGTGGTTCTATGAAGTACAAAAAAGGTGGATCCACTTTTCCTGATCTTACCGGTGATGGTAAGGTTACCAAAGCTGATATCCTTAAGGGTAGAGGTGTAATTAAAAAATCAGGTGGCTCTGTAAAAAAGAAAAAGTAATGGCTGAGAAAAAAGACAAAAAGTGGATTCAGAAAGCTATTAATCCTGCACATAAAGGATACTGTACGCCTATGACTAAAGCTACTTGTACTCCTAAGAGAAAGGCACTTGCTATGACTCTTAAGAAAATGGCTAAGAAACGATAATTTTTTAATTCTTATATAAAATGAAAAAGTATATGACAGGTGGTGTGGCTAACCCTAACACAAAAGCCACTGTTCAAAAGGTAGCAGGTTCTAAAGGTGTTGGCACTACTAAAAGTGTTAAGATCAATGATGCTCAAAAAAAGCCAGGTGGCCGTGTAGGTGGTGGTAACAAAGCTGCTACTGTAGAGCCTAAGAGCAAAAAGAAAAATGTTAAGTAATGAAAAGCAAAATGCCTAAGCTGGACATGGGTGGTCTCTATATGGGGGCCGCTATGTCTCGTGATGTAGAAAATCAACCAGTATCTGGTTATGGTACTTCTGATGCCGATAAGTGTCCCCCTAACTGTGGTCCTGGCTCTGGTGCTAAACACGCCAAGAATGTTCGTAAAACACAGCAGAAACGTACTCAGACGGCAAGAAAAAATGTTGGGAAATGCGGTAGAAAGTAAAATACATGTTAAACAGCACCCTTAGAATAAAGATTCAGCAGAGGCTTAATAAGCTAGCTAGTCAGGACTATGATAACATAGAATGCTGGCAGATAGTTGAAGCCTTTAATAAGGCCCAGATTGAATGGAGCCGTAGGCAGATCATGGGTCGTAATGTTGCTGAGGCAGGTGCTGAACAAACTGTAAGAAAAGTAGATGATTTACAGAACCTTCTTACAGTTATAAATCTAACTTCTATCCAAGCAGATGGGTTTTATCTAACCGCTCCTCTTCCTGATAACTACTTAGAGTATCACAAAATAGATATTACTGCTACTAAAGATTGCTGTACTGATCCTAAGGATATGATTGTATATCTAGTAGAAGAACAGAATAGCAGTATACTTCAAAGGGATGAGCTCCGTAAACCAAATTTTGAGTGGGCAGAAACCTTCTGCACTGTAATAGATAATTCAATAAGAGTTTACACTAACAATGATTTTGAAATCAGTGGAGTTAAACTTTTGTACTACAGACAGCCGGTTAAAATTCAAATCATAAACTGTGGTAATCCTTATACAGGAGGTATATCTGGCGTAGATATTCCATGTGAGTTTAGGGATGATATTGCTGAGATACTTGTAGATGCCGCTGCATCTATTATAGCTGGTGATATTGAATCTTTCAACCAGTATACAAGAACCTCTCAACAATCAGAAACCAATACATAATTATGAATAACATGTTAAAAAGATCACTGAAGCCAACGGCATCATCAGAATCTAAATCAGGTAAGTCTGATATGGGTATGCTTGTCTCAGAATTTCTAGAGTCAGTAACTTCTGTACACAAGGCTCATCTTAAAATTACTGGCCCTGGCTCATATGCTGCTCATACAGCAATGGGTGCTTTCTATGATGAGATTGGTGATCTAGCTGATAGTATTGCTGAATCATACCAAGGAGTAACGGAGACACTGCTGAATATTCCAGCAACTCAACAGGCTTCTTTTACTAGTGCTGGTGACTGTGTAAACTTCTTGAACAGTCTATACCAAAAGGTAAATGCTGCTCAAAGTGTTTGTCCATACTCAGAGATTATCAACGATCTAGATAATGTAAAGTCATTGATTAACAGTACTAAGTATAAGCTTATATTCCTAAAATAATTTGGAAGTGATCCATTCATTTCTTATATTAAGTATATATTTTTGTTTGTAACCTTTAATTTTTAAAAAACAATGGCTTATTTTAACCATGCCTTTAACAAGGTATTCCTAGGCACAGGCGGTTTTGTGACTACGGCAATTGCTACTCAGAACTTGACAGCAGGTCAGGTTGGATTTATAAATCCATACCCAGATCCTCTTGTTGCACCGGGTAGCAATAACTTTACATTGACTACTGCTCAACTTACTGCATCAAGATGTCCGTTGGTACTTGTATCGGGATCAATTTATCAAAATGATAAAATTGGTCCATTCCACGGTGGATATCGTGAGACTACTAAGTCTAAGATCATCAATCCTAAGTACATCAGTAGGTTTTATTCAGTAATACCTTGTGATCTTCAGCAGGCTACTATCTCTGTAGGTGTTACTGATGATCCAGACACTGATCCAGTAGAAACTCCTACTTGCGCAAAAGATTTCATCTGCGGAAATAACTACTATCTCCGTGTTGATTTGAAGGGTTCACCTGCTCTCCGTTTCTTGAGCCGTAACTCTTACTTTACTGCAATGGCATACACTGGTTGCTGCCCTACTCTTGCTGAAGGTGAAACTGCTCCAGCAGTAGATCCAACTACAGTATACATTGCTTGGGCTAACCAATTGATGCAGAGTCCTCTTATTGCTCCATTTATCCAAATTGCAGTTTTTGATACTGCTGGTGATGTAGTAGATACTGTAGCATATAATCAAGAAACATATAATGCAGCTATTGCTGCAGGTACTCCAGCTTGGAGCGGTTATACTCCAGGCGCTGGTCCATTTGAAGGTGAGACTGCTGGTATGATGATTACCGGTGCTTACATTGACACTCAGTTTGGTAACTGTACTTTCTATCCAAATGATGCCCTTCAGGCTTACTTGGAGCCAGTTAAAATCTACGCTTCTGAAGTAGATTACAATGGTGATCCTTGTGCCTTCACAGGTCTTTGTGTTTTGAACAGCTGTCTTCCAATTCAAGGTTCGGGTTATGGTGAAGCTGTAGTTCGTGAATTGATTCTCTCTGAGGCATATAATCAATCTCCTTTCTACACTGGACGTGACCTTCGTATCCGCGAGATTACTCAAGGTTATGATGTAACTAATGCAATTACCCGTATTGCTCCTGGTGATAAGTACTACCGTTACTTCATTCAACACAGTGTTCCACGTTTCAACAACCCTTCTGGCACATTTGATAATGACCAGTACTTGTTGGAAATCGTAACATCTGTTGCAATTCCTGGAGCTACTATCACAGCTATTGAGAGCTGGATTGACAATGCTCAAGGTGCTGGTACTCCAGGCTGTGTTTCTTTGCAGACACTTCCTTGTCCAACAGCTTGTACTGTTCCTATTCCTCCAGTAGTAGCGCCTTAATCTTTAAAATAATAATTAAAAATGGGAGAGGGAGCCTAAAACTCTCCTCTCCCATTTTATTTTTGTAATACAATGGAAAAACATCAATTAGCCCTAGATATACCAGATACCCTGACAGCATGTATTTTCAGGGTTGTTGATGCTAGTATTTATAGTAGCATAGCTCCAGTTGATTGTCCTAAGTTGTGGATTACACCTCCTGGCTTTACAACTACGTATGAGTACACGGAGTTAAATGAAGGATTTTTGGTAAACCTTAGTACCTGTGATATTGAGCTTCAGACAACAAATTGTGGAAATACCTACAATGCTTTTTCAGATGGAGTCTATATTGTAAAATATGGTATCAAACCATACCAAACAGTATTTGTAGAATATAACCATCTTAGGGTTACTAATGCTCTTAATAAAATTAATGATCTTCTCTGCTGCATAGATGTTCAGGGATGTGAACCAACTGGCCCACTTAAGGAAAAACTTAAGGAAATTCAGTTACTTACAACTATGCTTAAGGCAGCAAAGGCTAAAGTAGAATATTGCCATAGCCCAAGACTGGGTATGGATATCTACAACTATGTACTTAGAAGATTAGATAAACTTGCTTGTGGCTGTGGATGTGGATCATGTAATTAATTTAAAACCAACATATTATGTCTAAATGTCCAAATTGCGGAAAAACAATGTCTTGTGGTTGTCAAAGAAGACAGCTAGCTAACGGTAAAATGGGTTGCAGTACTTGTGTACACAATACACAATCTTCATCAAATAAGACTGATGAAACTCCAACTATAAACAGTGCAGAACTAAAAGATAAATAGTACACTTATGCCTATTGTTAAAACATATGCCTTAACCACAGGAACAAGTCCCACAGGATTATATATTTCTAACGACTTAGGATTAACATGGACAATTGCGGCGGCAGGTGGTCTTAGTGCTAGTGGTTTAACATCCGTTGCTGCATCCCCGTATAATTCAGAAATAGTTCTCATAGGAGGTAGTTCAGGTATCAGTAAATCAACTGATGGAGGAGCAACATTTACTAATGTTTATACTGGAAATAGTTGGAGACTTTTTTATAAAGATCAAGATAGCATTATATCTATTCCCTATGGTGGAGGAGGGTCAATTGCTATTTCTAACAACAATGGCAGTACTTTTACACCTACTTTAACTAATATAATAACTGAACTGTGCCTTGGTGCTGACCCAGCTCTTACTACAAATGTAACAGCAGTCTATTTTACCAATAATAGTTCTGGGTTTATCTCCGTATTTTTTACTGATTTAGCTACAGGATTTAGAAGAAATAGAATATGGAGAACTACAGATGGAGGATATACCTGGATAAACGGAATTGACTTATTTACAACTTCTCCTGTTACAGATATACATGCTGATTTAGACGCAGATAAAGTTATACTAGTTACAGAGACTGATGGTATATGGGAAGTTGATTATGCTCTTTTAGGTATTATTACACAAAATTATACTAATGCTGAAATTCCCGCCGGCGTTGGTGCCACCCTTCATCAAGTTGGTGTAGATCCTTCAAAAGTTTATTTCATATCGTCACAAGGATATATATATTATTCCTCAAATAGCGGCAGTGTTTTCACAGTAAGAAATACTATACCATTATCTGGAGGATCTTATCCAGGCATCTTTGCTTATAGCGAAGATACTATTGTAGCCTTCACCGGCACATCAGCAGAAATTTATAGATCAACTGATGGTGGTGTTACTTTAACATCTGTGTATACTGCTGATGGAAGAACTATTGGATTCGATTCTTCAGTAGCTTATGAATGTGGCACATGTCCTCCAGGATTTGAGGAGGTTTCTAGCGGTAGCCCAGCTAATCCTACTATAAGTTGTGAAAGGACTACACTAGGAGGACCACTTTGTGATCCACCTTCATTCTATGATACAGTAACAAATCAGTGCGCTATACCAAGTTCTGCAATACCCTTCAATATTGTATTAAATGTAGATACATCAGGAAGTATATCTAATGCTCAAAATGATGAAAGAGATAAACTAATCCTGTTCTTGAAACTGTTTATAGATGAAATGGCTGAGCGTCTTATAACAGGAAACACAAAGATTGCAGTTGTTTTATGGAATTCTACATCTTGTCTCCAGCAAGATTTTACAGGTGATGTTGATCTATTAAAAGAGGCAATGGATGGTATAATTTCTCCTACAACAGAAGATCAACCATATGTTAATCCAGCTTGTACGGCAGCAGGATATAAAGCATCTGGTGGAACTCAACATGCTGTAGGTTTTGCGGCATCTGTTAGAGCTCTTCATGCCCAAGCAAATTTGAGACCTAGTGGGCAAAATGTAATTATTACATGTACTGATGGTAATGGTATTGGAAATGCAAATCTTACTGACTTAGGTTATAATACAGTAGTTTCTGGTCTAGATGACTACTGCGGTATGATTGCACTTACTGATGAGGTAAAAGCTAATCTAGCTGGAAAACCTTCTAAAGTGATGCTTCTTGTAGTAGGAGAACCTGGTGAAAGACAAAGTGTGGAAAATGCATTTATTAATAGAAACTGCCCAGGAACATCTAGATATTATCCTAGTTTAAATGATGATGGACTACCTTATTATTATGATGCTGGAAACTTTAATACAGTAGCTGATTTTGCAAAACAACTTATTATAGGTTTAGAGGCACAGTTTACCCCAGCAGCTACTTGTCCTGAAGGCTGTATAGATGTTCCAGGTAGGGATAATTTGGGTTATTGCGAATGTACTGAGGAACTTCCTCTTACCCCCTGTAATTTTCTTTTAACAGATTGCCTGGAGCCTACAATTACAATTATAACTGATACCGATCTATCTACTTATGATGGTCAAGTTATAACCATTCAAGGTCAGAGCAACTGCTTTAGTGTATCTCAAGCAGACTCTATTGATCCAAATGCTCAAACAGTTATTGTAGCTGAGTCTTTTGGAACATGCCCTGAGTGTGCCCTATCATTTGCTCTTATTAACTGTAGGGATAGAAATATAGTTTACTACACAGTTCAAGAAGAGTTTTTACCATTTATTGATCCAAGTAGAATTGTTACACTAGAAGAGTTTCCCGGGGAATGCTGGACAGTAATTAGAAATACAGAAGCTTCATATACTCCTCAGGTATTTACACTAAACCCTAGGTCATATGCTACATGTCCTGAGTGTGTAGGTAATTATTTTTATCTAACAAGTTGTACAGAAGAGCAGTCTTTTATACTTACAGATACAGATCTTACTGAATACTTAGATCAAACCGTAAGTATAGCCGGATTCCCAGGAGCTTGTTTTCTTGTTCAAAGACAGGCTTGTAATTGTATATCAGTAAGACTTTTTTCTAAAGTCTCAGGCATTAGAACTTATAAAGTAGAAAGAGCTCCTGTTCTTATTAATGATAGAAATCAGTATATCATTGTTACTGGAAAAGGAGAAAGAATCTTAATTGCTTTTGATATTGAAGAAAACCGCTGGGAAGTTTGGAACATTGACACAGATACACTACTTTCTTATAGTGTAGTTAATGAAGAGTGTCCTTACACAAGTTTGTGGGAAAATACTTCGGCAGATGATTTTGAAATGTTATCTATTACATCTTGTGATGCCTCTGTATATACTGTAGAAGTAGATGGTCAATACTTAGATTGTGAGTGTTGTTTATTTAAAAACTGCTAAGAAAAATGATAGGAAATAAATGTTTTACGTTCAGAAGCTGTGTAAATCAGGATGAATTAGTTTACATCCAGGCTACTCGCGATTCTGATGTTGATGTTTTCCTATCGAGTCAGGGAGGTCTTGGTCTAGAGGTAAATGATCCAATACACTTTCCGGATACATATTATACGTTAATCAACATCTGTGGAGTTTATATAGACTGTCCAGAATGCTATGATGTAGAAGTAATACTATATGACGACTACATCAGAAATTTAAATCCTACAGGATTATCTGAATGTCCGACTCCTGCTGAAGCTTACGTACTTTCTAATTGTAGATATACGGGAACTTTTGAAAATCCTGAAAGTATTTTACAGAATCCAGACACTTTATTAGTAACATCCTCTAATCTACTTGTATACGTAGGTATGGTTGTTACTCTTGAAGAGCATCCTGATAATTGTTATACAGTATATGGACCCTATACAGAACTTACAGGCTGTCCCTGTGAATTTGTTACAGTTCAAAATGCTTCAGGGGACTGCACTTGTTGTTTAGGTGAAGAACTAAAACCACCTATAGAAAGAGTAATTCCTAAACCTGTAAGAATATTTTATCACATTACTGACACAGAATGTGAGATACGAGATAATACAACTTTTGCTAATAACTACTACAGACTATTTACAGGAATCCGTTATGGAATCCAGAACTGTTGTGGAGATGTAGACTTTGAAAAACTGTGGATAAGAAAGGAGTTATCAGATTATTCAAGGATAAATCCTCCTACAACCTGTGCTCCACCTGTGATAGAGGACTGTCCTGATCCATGTCCAGCTCCAGAACCAATTGGATGTTTACCGGTAGATGGAATTACCGCAACAGGAACCTTCTCATAATTTTTGAAATTAGATAAAAATTAAGTAAATTAAAGATATGGCACTTCCTATAAAAGCTAACAATACCCAGGAGGGTTGCAATCCTATAGCTTCAAACTGTGTAATTTGGCAAGGTCCAGATATTCCCTGCATTAAACTTTGTAATGGAGATACAGTTAGTGATGTTTCTGCAAAACTAGCAGAAAGGCTATGTGTTATTCTAGACTACTTGGATGTTGGTGGATACGACCTATCTTGTTTTAATCCGGTTTGTCCTAGTCCAAAAGATTTTCAAGATCTTGTACAATTTATTCTTACTAGAATTTGTGCTCTTGAAAATATAGAATTGGATCCAACTACTCCTGGAGGAGGTTGTCCAGATACATGTATTGTTTCAATAGCACCGTGTTTTCAAGAAAATGATTTCTTGGGTAATTTGATCACGACCTTACCCTTAAGAGATTACGTAATTAAAGTAGGCAATGAACTTTGTAGTTTACTAGCCACTGTTAATTCACAGGGTACTGCTATTGCTGATTTAGAAACAAGAGTAACATTTATTGAAGATAACTGTTGTGACGCAGGAGGAGGCATTACTGATATTACAACAACAGGTTGTGTAGGTAATGGAACAACTCAACCAATACAATTATTCCTATCTCAATTTGAGACGGCTTTCTGTTCTCTTCAAGAAATTACAGCAGGTGAGGGTTTAAGTGATGCTCAAGAAACTCTGCAGAATCTTTGTCTTACTGGACGTGAAGATCAGCTTGTACCGCAGATATTAAATCCAGGAGTTTCTGTTGCACTAAGTTTAATATCAGGATGGTATGAACCTGTAAGTAATACATCACAAGCTCTTAATAATTTATACCTAGCTTTTTGTGATTTGAGAACTTATGTAGAAACTGTTTTACCAGCTCTGGTAACTTCTGTAAATCAGTGTTGCGGTGTTACATGTGCTGATCTCAGTTTTACCCTAAGTGGAAATGGTGCCCAAGATAAATACATATTTGTAACTCCAGCAGGAGATAATATTCCATCTGGCTTTACATACTGTGCTACCCCTACTAGTAAAATAATAGTTGAGCACATGGGTACAGGAGTCACAAAAACATTTAATGTTACTGCAGGTAGTAATGATGTAATAGAAGCAATTAATACATCATCATTTGTAAATGCTCCAACTGGATTAGATATGTCATCTGGAACAGGAAGTGGAGAACAAAGTATATGGTTTAGGACATGTGTAGACATGTGTTTAACAGACGGTACTCTTACATGTAATTCATCTAAATGTGTGGAGTTTTATAATACAAACATATGTTCACTAATACAAGTTACTGCGACAGCTACTGCACTTACTACTACTACTGGTAGCGTTACTGTTCAATGGACTCCACTGCTTCTTGCTAGTGGGTACACAATTCAGATATATAACACAGCAGGATTTCCTGTAGGAGCACCATCTCCAACTTTCAGCAGCAGTACTAGTTGGACATCACCTCCACTTCCTGGTGGTACTTCATATTACGCAACAATAAATGTTTGTCAAAACAGCGCTAGTTGGGGAACTAAGTGCCTACCTGTAGGATGCTCTAGTGGCTCTGTTACTGTTCCAGTATTACCACTTCCTCCTGATCTAGGTTAAATGTATTAAAGCAGTAAATAAAGAAATAAAATAAATTAAAGATATGAGTTGTTCAAAATGTGGGTCTGTAAATACTAGCTGTGGATGTAACGACACTGCTTATACCACACCAAAAGTTTATACTTGTCCTCCTGATACATCTTGCCCTCAACCGGTAAGATGTTCAGAGTTTATGGATGCTGCTTGTATATTTCTTAATGACGGTATTGCTGATGCGGGTGTTCAGCCCGGCTCATCACTTGAAAGTATTGTTCAACAACTGATTCTATTAATAACTAATCCTGGTTGTGTAGATGCACCTGGTGGTGTACCTGGTGGAGGAACCGTTACGTTTATTGATGCTGTATGGCCGGGTAATGCAATTACAATTGTTGGTGGCCCAATATCTAATAGTGGGCAATTTGTTTTCAATGGTAATGGAACATCAAATCAATACATTGATGGTCAGGGTAATCTTCAAATTTTTCCTTCTATCAGTGTTCCTGTGGAATTCCAAACTAATGGAACACCTAACAGTACACAAACTCTTTTAAATCTTGTATCTGGCACAGGAGTGACTCTCACTGAGTCAGGTGGTAGTGTTACTATTGATGTAGAGGCAAATGTCTATACTGTAGACAATGGTCTAAGTGCTGATCCAACTGATGCTAATAATTTTCAGTTAGGTTCTGCAACAGCACCTGGGGCTCCTCTTATTCATGATACATATATAGCCGGTGCTCAGTTCAGATTTGAAGTAAACAATACTGGTTCTATGTTCCTCCAGGGAAATAGAGTAGATATTGAAGGTGGTGGATCAGGAGCAATGCTGTTGTCTACTGGTGGTGCAAGTGAAAACAGTGTCGAGGTAACAGGTACTCAAGTAGCAATTGATTCAACATCTCCTTCTGCCACTACTAAAATATTTCTTGATCCTCTTAGAATTAGAATTCAGACACCACTTTTTAATTTAAAAGATAATGGTGATGTTTTAACACTTATTGATAAGACAACCGGTGAAGTAGAATATATGCCTGCTGCTGGTATTTTACTACAGACAGATGGTACAGATAATACCGATCAGGAGTTACTTAATCTTGTTTCAGGTAATGGCATTACACTCACAAATGTTGGTGGTGATGTAACCATTGATGGACCTTTGTTCCAAACTGATGGATCTGATAATGGGGATCAAACTCTTTTAAACCTTATTGCAGGAACAGGTATAACACTAACAGAAATCAATGGTGAAGTAACTATAGATGCTGATGCTCCTGCTATCAATCTTACAACAAATGATATTGGTGGCGCGTCTACATATGATCCTGGTACAGGAGATTTAAATATTCCTATTTATCAAACTCAGCTTGATATTCAAGACGAAGGTGTTAGTACAGCAATTAATCCTGACTTCCTTAATTTTATTGGGGATGCTGTTACTGTTACTTTATCTGGAACCGGAGCAGATATTACAATTACAGGTGGTACTCCATATGTTGTTGCAAACGGTCTTCATGCTTTTGGAGATGCTCCTGGAGAAAGTCCTGCTGACCCATACTTGTTCCATCTTGGTGGAACCCTTGTTGAAAATACAGAGATCAATCTTGATACAACTTATACATTAGATGTACTTGCCACAACTGGTAAGAAGATGCTGCATCTTGAATCTGGTCTTGTTAGAATCGGAGATATTGATGACGTTACATCATCGGGTTTAAACACCTATGTTGAGATTGGTCAGTCTTTTAAAGTGCTTTATGGTGGTAGGGGATTAGAAGTAAATGAAGGAACTGGATATTGGGCAATAGGTGATCTTGATGATATTGGTCTTGGGACTAAAATAGAAATTAAGAATTCTGGGCAAAAGATTGAAATGCTTGGAGAAATTGGTGGGACATATAATAAAAGAGGTTTTTACCAAACTTATGGAAGTGAAGTTTTAACTATATTAGGAGATATAGATAGTGGAGTAAATGGAACTCAATATTCCTGTGATGATGTTAATGAATTACATAGTTTCAATAAAAGATTACAGTTTTCAAATTACAATAATTCAACTGCTTATCAATCATGGGTTGTTGACGGGACAACATATAATGCAGGTTCATCTGCAGGTGTTCTTAATGTAGATAATTTGGGTAATGTATTTGTTTCATCAGGTACTGCTCTAAGTATACAAGTTGATGGTTCACCATTCTCTAGTTCATCATTACTAAACTTTACATCTAGTGCAGATATTGGTGTTACAGATTTAGGTGGAGGAGCTATTCAGTTTTCTCTTGTTACACCTATTGTTACATACACTAGTGATGAAGGTGTTTATAATGACTCTAATACATTTAAACTTGGAACTCCTGCTACAGATTTAAATGCTGCTGATTTCCAAGAAGACAGATATATTGTTACAAATGCTTTTGACTTATATATTTCAGGACCGGGTAATACAACTACATCAGGTATTTTAAATGTAAGTGGTGGTAGTTATGCTATACAAGGTTCGGGAACTACTCGCGGTGTAACAGGTGTTTCTACAGGAGGGGTCACGGGTTCTCATGGTGGCTACTTTGAAGGATTTGAGGCAATAAATGCCCTATCATTAGATGAAGGTGGTAAGGGAATTATAGTTAATATATCAAATAATGCGGGCTTAATAAACTCACAAATTCTTGAGGGTAGTGCTATTACGTTTAGTGGTGATAGCTCTACATACAAAGCTTTAAGTTTATCAAGAGGTCATCTATCTACAACTCCTGCACAAAATTTTGGAATCAATGTTGATCTTAGTTTAGCTACAAACTTTAGTGGGCTTGCGGGAGCTGCAATTGTTTCTAATTCTATTATAACTAAATGGTTTGACCCTGCTTCAACATCTGCTAAATCCCAGTTTGAAATTCACGGTTTAACTAATGGACCTGCAACTCTTTCTTCACAATTTACAATTCTTGGTGGAGGCACTTCTGGGGCCTGGTCTCTTATTGCTGGCCAGATTAAGTTTGATAAATATGCCGCGGGTGCTATTTATAAACCAGCTGATGATCTTGTAGCAGCTTCAGGGTTCAATCTTGGTATTGACGCTAATGGTAATATCTGGGCAACAGATTTTAGTACATCTACAGGTCCTGTAACAGGAGTGTCTAGTATTTCAATTGGCACATTAACTAATGGTGCTGCAGCTACTGTAACCAATCCTTCTGGTCCAGCAGCATCAATTAATATTACAGGTCAGAATGCATATACTCAAATTGCAGCTGACTCAGGTGCAGCATCAGCTAATACCTTTAACTCTTTATTTAGTGTAGTAGGTGCAGATGGTATTACTACAAGTGTTACAAATAGTACTTCTCCAGCTAGTGATATTATAACTGTTACAGGTCCGGACAAGTATTTGAACTTTGTAACTAAGAATATTTTAGGTGGTACGATTGCAACATATACCCCAACAATTTGGAATGATACCTTAAATATTCAAGCAGGTACTGGAATTACCATTACTAATGGTGGTTCTGCAAATACAATTGTTATTTCTGGTGGTAGTGGAGGACCAGGGGTTAGTAATGTAACGGGTGTAAATGGTAACGGGTTTACTGTAGGTGTTACTAATGGTACAACTACACCAGCTATTACTGTTGGGACAAGTATTACTGGTGTCCTTGTAGGTAATGGTACTGCAGTAAGTGCTGTAACTGGCACAGGAGTGATGGTGTTCTCTGGAACCGGTTATACTTTCCAGGCTCTTCCTACAGTAAACAATGGTGCCCTTAATGCAGCTATAGGTACTAATGCAGCAACAGGTATTGCTGTTCAGTGGGGTACAGCAACAGGATTTACGGCTAACATAGCAACCACTGTTCAATATGATTTAAGAATAGGCCCAGCTTTAGTAAACCTTGCTACATACATGACTCAAACACTTCCTCTAAACCCTACACCGGGTCCAGGAGTGTTAGCTACAAGACCTGTATATATTAGAAAAACAGGTCAAGATATTTATACTGATGCCACACCTGTAACAACATTCTCTCCTGGAACTACAGGCTTTACGGTTACTAGTGGATTCAGTACAGCAACTGCATTAGGTATAAATGAGAATGTAGTTCTTGGCGGTGTACTTAATGTTTCTAGTGGTGGTACTGGTTTAACAACTGCTCCTGGAAATGGACAGATACTTATTGGTAATGGCACAGGCTATACTGTAGCCAACATTAGTGCAGGTAGTGGTATTAGCGTTACTAATACAGCTGGCGGTATTCAAATTGCAGCTACAGGTATTACTGGACCTAGTGCACTAAATGGTTTACATATCCATGCTCTAGATGGTTCAATAAGATTAGGTTCAGGTACACCTGCGGATGTTGATGTTATTACACCACTTATTGAAAGAACTGATATCAGAATGAATGGTCAGATCTATAGACTGAGTAATCTTAATCAGGGTTATATATCTGATATTGGTTTTCAAATAGATGATGCAGCAGGTCAAAAGATTGGATATCTCGGATCAAGTACAAGTACTTCAGTTACTGCGGCAAATCCTCCTCAATCTGGATTTGTTTTCTCTGGGGAAGGGGGTACTGCACTTACGTCATATAATGGTTTTTACATTGACCGTACTGTTTTAGCAGAACTAAAAGTTTACTCTGGTTTTTCATCAAGTGTAAGGCAAGTAATTGCTAGATCTGCTACTGCTGCTAGTAATAAACTTACCCAAGTTGGCACATGGGGTAGTCCTGGAACAATAGATAGCACATTCTATGAAGCTATTCCATCAGCTAGAACAATTCAAATAGGTTCTACTGCTGGAAACAACAACTGGATAAAACTTGATGATGCTAACCAAAGAGTAGATTTTAATAAATCTACTATTTATGCTAGTGCTTATGGAGGTGGTGCAGTAACAGGAACACTTGCTTATCTGATTGGTACTGATGCGACTGGTAAGTTCTTTGAATTTACTGGTAGATCTATTAGCCAAATTACAGGTAATACAGGTTCATTCTCTGCTGGGTCAATGGCATCTTCCACATCAGCCGTTTCATTTAGCATTCAAGGAAGTGGTACAATTAACACCACTATTGCTGGTAACGTCCTTACCATTAGTAACTCTGCAACAGCATTCCCATATTGGAGTAGCATTACTACAGCGGCCACAGCAGGTGGTACTGGTACTGTTACAGGTGCTTCACCAATTAATCCTCAAGTAGTTGGAGCAAATAACCTTCAGTTTAATGCGGGATCCGGAATAACACTAAGAACGGTTGCTGCAGCACTTGGCTCAGCAACTGGATCACTTATTGAGATTACAAACAATGGTTTAGTAAGTCTTGTCACAGGAGCAGCAAATGCTTTTAGCATAGTTGCTGCTGTTGGTAATCCTGGTGCACTTACTTTAAATATTCCATATCAATGGAGAAACATAGCTGTTAGCAATACTGGTGCTGCTATTGGTGTAGGTACCACACCTGTAACACCAAATCTTGCTCTTAGTGCACTAACATTTAATGGTGGTCCTGGAATTACATTAAATACTGACACAGGAAGCAGAACAGTTACTATATCAGCTACCGGATCAGGAACCACTCTTCCTGCCACAAACGGTGTATGGGTAGATACTGCGCCTACTCCTGACGAATACAGACTTGGATCTAATACAGATGGACCATCTACATTTACTCAAAATAGATTTATTGATGCCCAAGCTAGCTTTCTTCAAATTAAAGGAGCTCCCACAACAGGTGATGGCAATGGTATTCTAAAACTTTTGAGTAGTGGAGCAGGTAGAGGACTAAGAGTAGAGAATACAAACGCTTCTCCTGATGGTGCTATCTACGCTACATCAGCACAGCTTACAAGTACTGATGCTGCTCCAACAGGTGCTATCTATGGTAATAGCTCAGGAGTAGGTTCGGCAATTGTGGGTGATGGTTCTGATACAGCTGGAACAACCACAAGACCTGCTATATTCGGTAAGGGCTATATTGGTGTAAAAGGACATAATACAATAGCTCAGCTTGTGGCAGGAGGCTCTGTTGCTGGCGGTGTAGGTGTGTATGGTACTTCAATTCCTCCTGCGCAAGGAACAGGTTCATTTTGGGGTGTTGTTGGTTCAACTTTAAATGCAACATCTTTATTAATTCCTGAACTAGCTAACGTAGGTACTGGTGTATATGGAGAAGCACAAGGAAACACCAGGGGTGGAACTTATGGTACAGCTTCAGATCTTAAGACATTTGCAGCAAGATTTGTAATCAATACTCAAAGTGGTGGTCAGTTACCAACAACTGGTACAAGTGTGGGCATTCGCTCAATGAATAAAGTAGCTGATGTTCTTCAACTTGTTAGATTAAATGATACTATTGCATCATCTATCGGTATAGGAAATGCTATAGTTTTTAATATAGAAGGAAATAATCCCTCCCCATTTGCAGATGGTTGGAAAGCAGGAAGAGTTGGATATAAATTAGAACAGGTTACTAATGTATTGGGTGACCCTTCTAGATTTTTTGTAACCACTACTTCTGCATCTAGAGGGGAAAGAGAAACATTAGCTATTGAATCAACAGGGCAAGTAGCATTTGCAGAATATTCTACTATAAATGTTCCGCCATCAGATTCTGGACAATTTCCTCCAACAATAAATACCGTAACCGGATATACGAATTATTATGATTATAGTGTTTTAGGTACTAAATCTACAGTTGCACAAGCCGATCAAGTTATAGGAAGAATTGACACACTTAGAAGTCGTCATGGTCAGTATGATCCTGCAACAATAGTAATTAATGGCACAACAGGATATAACGCTAGCAATATGACTGTTGTTATTACTCGTGCTTATTTTACTTCACTAAATAATATTGCTACTGTTCATGTGAATGGCTCATTGACTTTTACAGCTGGCATAGCTGGTGTCAAAAGTTTTGATATGCCTCTTCCTATTCCTCTTGGAGCTTCTGCTAATTTTGTAACAGGTGATGTAGTGCAGACTGTTACCTTAGATAACTATTCATTACACCCGTCCATAAATTTAATTTCTGGATCAACTACATCTACTCCTTCAGGTCAAAGATACAAAGTAAACTTTGACACTGATTCCCTTACCATATCAGGAAATAGTTCACCTTTCTCGGCAATATTTACATATAAACTTATATAACAATGTCCTGCTTATCATCCACACATTTATACGTAGTAAACAAAACGGATACTACAATTACAGTAGGCTGGGATCCTGTAGATCTTGCTCTAGGCTATATTGTTGAATATAGGTTAAATGATCCAAGCGTAAGTGTTTGGTCACAGCTTCCTACACAAACTACTAACCAGGCCATTATAGGATCACTTACTCCTAGTACTCAATACAGAGTTAGAGTTACATCTTTATGTGCTACAAGATCCTGTACTTCAGTATCTTTGATTGTAGAAACATTAGAATTCTGTACACCCTGCTGTATATAAAACCAACTTAAATGCCAGCATTACTTAACGTAACATATACACCTAACTATGTAGGTAATCACCGAATTTGTTTTAGGACAACACAACCTAGTTATTGCTGCTATACAGATGATTCTTTTTCTGTTATAGGAACGCCGAAAACAATTGTGATTGACTTAGATGAATTTGAAACCTGTCTCCAAGATCTTCCTGCACAGGTAGGATGTGAGGGTAGTACAGTAGATGGCTATATTCAACCATTCTGTGTTGATCAAGGATCTGATCTAAACCGAGTTTTATTCACGGCTGCATTTCCATCTGAACCTTGTACTCCGTATGGAATTGAATGTGAGGAGTCAGGCATTGGTCAAATTGGAATAATTAATGCTGGATATGGATGGCCAATAGGTGTTGTACCGACAGTTACAGTAAATACTTCTGGATCTGGTTTTGGTTTTTTGGCTACCGTGACAATGGAATGTTTACCAGGAGATAATTTTTGTTCAATTGATGACATACTTATTGATCAGCCCGGTGAAGAATATTTTTATATAGATCAGTTGTCCGTAGATGTTTCTCCTTTACCAAGTTGTGTAAGTGATGAGCTTTTGATAGACGGAACCTTTGATAATGGTCTTCTTGATTGGAATATAATTCCACCGGTGGATGGTTGGCTTCTAACACCTGGATTGATACCGTATTATAATATTCCAGTATACTCATCAACAGGAGGTACAATAGAACAATCTGTTCTAACTCCAGGTAGAACCTATCTAATTGATTTTGAAAAAGTTACAGTACAAGCTAGAAGTGGTGTTGTAAGATTTATAGTAACTGCTGGTTTATTTAGTGTTACAGGTACTGCTTCAAATCAATATATGATTACTATAAATTCTGGTGATCCTGATTTTGATGGTCCTTTATCAATAACCCTTACTTGTTTTGGAAGCAATGTCTTTTCTATATATGCTGACTCTTTAACAACAGATCCTCTTAATCTAGCACGTCTTACAGCAGTATCTGTAGTTGAACTGTGTGAAGCTGTAAATCCTGAATTAGAGGTAGCTTCTCTTGATGGTTGTGGACCATTCATTGTTCCAAATTGTGATGGCTCGGATAATCCAGTACAGTATGAAATTCGAGGTACCCCACAATATGCAATTAATGTATGCTCAGGAGGGGTTGGTCCATCAGCCACATTAGGTAAGTTGAATATTACACCTAATCCTACTTATGGAGGACTTGGTTCCGAGTTAGTTGTAAATGGTGACTTTACTACTGATCTTAATGGCTGGATACCAGATGGTTCGTCAAGTGTATTATGGTCAAGTAATTATGGAGGAAGTGCTAATTTTGGGGCATCCGATTCTCTTTCTATTATTAGTCAGGATATATTAACAGTAGGTCAAACATATACAGTAAATATTGATCTTAGTATAATTTTTAATTCTACACCAGGATGGTGTAGCCCTACCTCACAGGGATATACTCAGTTTAATGTTTATGCAGGAACAGCAGTGTATGGACCTTTAAATTTTAGTGGAAGTGAATCATTTACATTTGATATTACCTGCACAGATAATCCAACATTTAAAATAGAAGCATGGGATCCCGATGGTTGTACTTTTGATGAGACGGCCAACATAGCACAAATGTTTTGTAGTTATGTATCTGTAAAAGAATTGGGTACTCCAATTCCAGTATCATGCTGTGACTGCGTAAAGTATGATGTTATAAATACAGATATTATAGAGACGCCGATTGATTTTTATTATACCAGCTGTGAAGATCAGTCTATTGTTTCTGGCTCAATCCCCTCACAAGAGACAATTCAAGTATGTGCTGTTAGATTAAGTATTTGGCCGGCAGCTACAAAAGACAATGAGTTTTTAGAGATCGTACTATCGGGTACACAAGATTGTTAAGAAGTCTGGTTTGTTGGTTTAGCTGGACTACCTGCAGATAGCCTCAGATCCTCTGGGGCTTTTTGCTATATTTGTTTTTATTATCACTGAAAATTCACTAAATTATATATGATGAGGGAGTTTAAAAAACCAGATCTCAATGCCCCAAGATATAGACCAAAAGTTTATAATGTACTCAGCCCAGATCTCTTTAAACAGTTTAAAGAGAAATACCCTAAGTACAGTGATGTAAGTTATAAAACATTTAAGGATGTTATAAAGAAGGCTAATGAGATTATATGGAATAATGTGATTGAGAACCGAGATGGAGTAGAGCTACCAGAAAGTTTAGGTTATTTGTTTATTGGCACATGTAATCCCGCAGTAAAAAAAGATAACGTAAACTACGGGAAATCAATTAAATACGGCGCAAAGGTGTCATATCAAAATTGGGAATCTGATGGCAAGTTAGGTAAGATATTTTATACGAACTATTCTGTAAAGTATAAAGTTCAGGATAGACAGATATGGAACTTTATACCATGCCGAAATTTTAAAAGGGCTGTTTCTAAAGAATACCCTGAGAACTGGACAAAGTATGTAAAGATAGAGAATAACATGAGGATATCAAAGATGTATAATCTCATTGCCTATGAGCATAGAAAAGCAGAGGCAATGATAAAAGATATCCAGAACTATAACGAATTTGATATAGACTAATGACTACAATCGGAGAAAGTATATCTAGGATTAGAAACCTGGTTAAGGCAGCTAAGCAGGATGCCTTTATGACTGATAGATTTATCTATAGTCTTATTGTGAAGTATGCTAAGCTGTATATTAAAAGACAGGATAATCTAAATATTAGATTAAAATTTGCTAGTCTTTTCCGAACTCTACCCTGTGTAGAACTTATAGAAACAAATAGAATAGAGGCTTGCTGTGGCTCATTGCCAACTTCATGTAGAATTATGAGAACCAGGGAAAAGATTCCTCTTCCTTTTGAGGGTTCTTATGGTCCGTTTATTAGAACAGTGGCATCTATAGATGGGTCTACTGAAGTGTATAGAACCCAACCATCAGCATTTGTATCTATGAGCAAGACAACTGCTTTTAAATACAACAATCAAAAGTACTATTGGTATATGAATGGCTATCTCTATTTGCCAAATGTGGAGTGGGATGCTGTATTATTAGAAGGTATATTTCAGGATGACATCTCAATTTTTACATGTAGTACTGAGGACACATGTAATGTTAGACAAAACGAGATCCTTCCTATTCCGGATGATCTTTTTGCTGAAGTAGAGAAGCAGGTTTTACAGGATCTGTCTATTGAGATACAAGTACCTGTAGATACAAATATTTCTGATAAACAAAACATTCTAAGATAATGGATTATAACTACACCCTGAAATACAGGACCTTTGATTCTCTTCTTGAGGATGTTAAAATGGATCTTAGAAACTTGTCAGCTGATACTAGCGTTGAGCCAGGTCAGCTGATTAAGATTGCCCGTAAGTGCAACTATGACTTAGGTCTTAGAATACAAAGAACTGGAGAAACTGTACTTGAGATATGTAAGGGTAAAGCTAGACTTCCTGAAGATTTTCAGGTGATGAACTTTGCTCTTATCTGTGGTAACTACACTGTAGTAGAAGTTCCCCCACAGGGAACTAATGTGCAGCAGATTGTTCCTGGATATAGACCTTGGATTGAAGGGAGCACATGTACAGATGCTAATGGTACATCACCAGAGACTACATGTATGACCCAGTGTGGCACAGATTATACTCTTGTGCAAATGGTTAATACAGTAAGAAGAGAGTTTAGAACCTTCTCCCCTATATCATTTAGAAGTTCACAGTTTATAGACGTAGACTGTCCTAATGCCTGTTCACCAAGATGGCAGAACAAAGATGAGGCTTATATTAGAGATGGCTGGGTATATACCAACTTTGAAGATGGTAATATATATATTAACTACCAAGCAGATATGGTAGATTCTCACGGTAATTTAATTGTGCCGGATCATCCTATGCTAAATGAATACTATGAATATTCTTTGAAAAAGCGTATTATGGAAAACCTTGTGATGGATAATGTGAATGTATCTTCTCAATATCAATTGATTGCGGGTGAACTAAGAGCTGCTAGAAATAATGCCTTGACAATTGTCAATACTCCAAACTTCTCAGAGATGATGAGAATGTGGGCAGCCAATAGAAAAGCTATGTACGCTAAGTACTACAACATGTTTAAAAGTTACTACTATCCTATTACTCTTAGAGTAAATAACGCATTGTAATATGGCTAAGAAAAAAGGTCAATCAGAAGCAAGTAATTTTCAGAGTGGTGTAGATGCTGGTACAAGTTCTTTTACCAAAGGTCTTGTTACTGACTATGATGAAAACTTTGTTCCCGAGAGTACATGGGTCTACGCCCGTAATGCTATAAATAACTCTTTGGAAGGTGACGTTGGCTTATTAGGTAATGAGTCCTCTAATTACTTATGTGCATCAGCTCCTTATACTATTATAGGTAGAATCCATTTATTTGAACAGTACTGGGCTATTTTTTCTACGGATGGTATAAATTCTGAAATTGGACTTTATGATGAAGATCAGTGTAATTACAGGACTGTAGTAAATGACAGGTGTCTACAGTTTTCTTTAAATAATCTTATTACAGGAGCAGCTAAAGAAAACTTTGACTGTAGCTTTAATGTATATTTTGCTGATGCCAAAAATCCAGATAGATTTATAAATCTAGGTAATCCGGATCTCTGGCCTAAAGGAACATATACAGGAAATAATTTCTACGATAGAAATATACTTTGGCCTGGAGTCCAATGGAACAAAGAATGCAGGGATGAAAATAATATTATTCTTCCTGGGCCAGTTGGATATTCTCCGATAGGTTGTACAATATGTACTGAAGTTAATACTTTAAATTGTGATTTACTGAGGATCAATGCTTTAGTAAAAACTCCCTGCATTAAATTAACAGCTGGTCAAAACGGAGGCAATCTTTATAACGGGTCTTATATGGTCGTTATAGGGTATACAATAAATGGACAGAAATATGGTGACTATACAGCCCCCTCTAATGTTCAGTATATTTTTAATCACGATAACATTGCTGGGGCACTTGATATAGAGATCTCTAATTTAGAAACTGAGAGTTTTACAGAATTTGAATTAGTTCTTATCAGTGTAATTGACCAGGCTACCATTGCTAGAAAAATTGGTACCTACGCTGTTTCAGATAAAGTATATCTATCCATAGATACAATAGACGAGACTAGACCTGTCATTCCTATAGAAAACATTCCTATCAGGACCCCTTTATATGAAACATCTGAGTCGATGTTTACTACAAGTAATTATCTTCTTAGAGTTGCTCCTAGAACAACTTTTGATTTTAATTACCAACCATTAGCTAATCAGATTGAAGCTGAATGGGTTGCCGTAAGATATCCTTCGGATTACTATAGAAGAGGTGGATATGTTACGGGATACATGAGAGATGAAATCTATGCCTTTTGGATTAGATGGGTATATAACACTGGTGAAAAATCTAACTCATATCATATTCCTGGTAGAGTTTCGGTAGCTCCAGAAAGAAATACTCTTTTTGGAGGAGCTGGTGTTATTTACGATGGGCCAGAAGGAGAAAGATATTTTGAGTCAGTTAACACTGCTAGTATAACATCTACAGTATTTGCTTCTCCTGCTGCTGAGGACGGAGGTACAGCTGTGGCTAGAGGTAGAATGGCTTATTGGGAATCTACGGAATTGTACCCAGATAGAAATCCAGAGGTTTGGAATGCTACATATGATAGCGAATTTTCTGGAGGATACAATACCGATTATGACCTGTGTAATAAACCAATTAGGCATCATAAGTTTCCTGAAGATATTATAGGAACTAATGCATCTTTTACTAGAGCTACAGCATCTGGCAGTGATCCTGCTAGCCACATAAACATAATGGGTGTTCAGTTCTCTAATATCAAACCTCCCGTTTATAGAGATGAGAATGGAGCAATAAGAGTAATTCCTGGAATAGTTGGATATGAGATTTTAAGAAGTTCTCGCCAAGGTAACAAGTCAGTAATAGCTAAGGGTATCATAAATAATATGAGATCCTATCCATCACCATTAAGCGGTCAACGTGTACTATATCAAAACTACCCGTATAATCCAGTAGCTCCTCGTTTTGGATCAACAGTAGATCCTACTTTGTCAACAACAGCTGTAGCTGGAAATGGATCTAACTATACGGCTGTTACAAACAGTGACGTAACCGTAAACTTTTTTACTTTCCATTCTCCGGATACTAGTTTTTATAGACCATATCTTTTAACAAAAGAACTTAGGCTGTATACAGAATTGGGTGCCACCAACAATGTATCTGGTCAATTTGAAGAAGTTCCTGGACACCCTAAGCATAAACTGTTAACAGATTTTTCTTTTATAGTCTCTAGCATTATAGGTATAGCTGAAGCTGCTTTTGCTATGGCCGGTAAAAAAACAATGACTGTAGACGGACCTAGAGTTTTAAGTATAGGTGAATTATTGGGAGCAGGAACTGGTGGAGCACCTCTACCACAAGCACCGGCCTTATCTGCACCACTTCTTGCAGCAGCATATACCGCCCAAACAGTAAGTGGTTTTTTATCGAATCTATTGGGTGGCCAGATGATAAATGCCATTACAGGTGCTGTTGATCCAACAACAAGTACATATCTTGCAAATATTGCACTGGACTATACAAGTGGTGTAATAGGTGGTGCTAGAAATCTTTCTCATGAAAGAGGTAAATTTGATAACATGCCCTTACCTATTAAAGTTGCTGGGGGTGTAATATCTTTTCTAAGTCTTACTGGTACTGCTACACAAAATAATATAGATCTTATATACAGTCTTGTTAAGTTTAGACAGTATGCTGTAAGATATATATCACATGGCATACTTCATAAAGATAATGTTGGAAATGTAAATTCAGCCAATAAACGTAGATATGTTAATAACGCTGCTTACTTAAGCAATGGCTTTGACACATTTGAAAATAGTAGAATTAACAACATATATAGATCAAGCACTGTAGTTTTAAATATAGCCAATAGCTCTACATCAGGAGTTGGAGCAATTCTAAATCCAAGTATTACAGATACTACAGTAAATAGTTTATCTCAAAATGTTTCCGGAGGACCTAGTTATACTAATCCTTTTAAACAGTTTAGAACAACAGCAAGTTGTTATTATACAGGATTAAAAGTTAGATTTAGAAATCAGTATGGTCAATTAGATTCTATTATACAACAGCCAACAGGATGTGCCGTAATAGTAAACAATAATGAAGCTATACCACAAACTGCCATAGTATATGATTCGGCTAACTCTGTAACAACTTTTGTAACTATTTATAATACTCCAGTTTTATTTGGAGGAGATACTTACATAGGACGTTATACAGAAAAGAATACATTCTTTTATTTTAATGAGTGGCTTTACAATCAACCTGATGGAACTGAGTTTGATTATAAGGAACATTTTTTAGGACTATATCCAAGATATTGGGCTGACTTTACTAAATATGAAGTCCAAGGAATACTTGGCTCCATTGTAGGTAACTTGACAAATCCTGGAGCATGGAACGTCCCATCTAATTATAACAATTTAGATCAGGGCTCTACATCTAATCCAAGCGGTCTTGGTTTTGGTTTTGGTGCTTTAGGTTCACTAAGTTTTGGAAAAAAGAATTCCTACTTTTATTTATTTCAATCAGGGGTAAGAGATTTTTATGTAGAGTCAGAAATAAACGTGGATCAAAGAGACTGGGGAGAGCTAGATGAGGAAAAGTATTATCCTATATTGAGTAATCTAACGGAACTATTTGATCCTAGAATTATTAGATCAGGTAATTACTTTAAGATAAATCCTTCTGTATCCATATCTAGATTGTTCAGTAATGTAACAACTTTTGGAACAATGCAAAGTAGATACTACAGTCCTCTAGTATCTAGTCTTTGTTACCAGTATTTGAGCAATAGAGTTATTTATTCTTTGCCTTCAAATACCGATCAAATAAAAGATTACTGGAGAGTGTTCTTACCTAATAACTATAGAGACTTTATATCACCTGTTACAGCAATAAGACCTATTGGTAAAAACGGGGCACTGATATTATTCCAACATGATAGTCCTGTAATGTTCCAAGGTACTGAGACACTTGAAACAGATATAGGAACAAAACTTACTATTGGAGATGGCGAGTTATTTAGTCAACCGTTTCAATCAGTAGTAAACTCAGATGAGTCTTATGAGTATGGATCCTGCCAAGATAAGTTTTCGGTGATAAATACCCCTGCAGGTATATACTACATCTCACAGAATCAAAGTAAAATATTTTTACTAGGAGGCAGCCTAGAAGAAATATCAGGATTAGGAAAACGCTGGTGGTTCTCTAAGTTTTTACCAATGAGACTATTAGTAGACTTTCCTGACTTTGAGCTTACCGATAATCCTGTAGTAGGCGTTGGATGCCAGTCTATTTATGATAATGATTTTCAGATGCTGTACTTCTGTAAGAAAGACTATGAGCTACGTAAAGATTTACCATCTTCTATTAAAGTTACTTACAGTGGTGCGGGTAGAGTATTTTTAGTAAACGGCGGTCAAAAAATATTCTTAGGAGATCCTAATTATTTTAATGACGTATCCTGGACTATTTCCTTTGACCCTAAACAAAAAGCTTGGATGTCATATCACGACTGGCATCCTGATATGACCATCCCCAGTAAGCTAAACTTCATTAGTACTAAGGGGTCTACTATGTGGAGGCACAATGACAGTACATCGAGCTATTGTAATTTCTATGGTGTTAATTATCCTTTTGAGTTTGAGTATGTTCAAAATACAGGTCAGACCGTAACTACTCTAAAAAATATAGAGTATATCATGGAAGCCTATGTATATGATATAGATGGTATTGATAGATTCCAAGTTCTTGATTACAACTTTGATAACCTAGTTATTTATAATACTGAACAAGTATCTGGATTACTTAGAATGAATTCAGCTCCCAAGGTGGATCCTTTTGCTAGACTAAATTATCCTCAGATAAATCCTGATAGTATAGATATTCTTTACGAAAAGCAAGAACAGAAAATTAGAGTAAATCAGTTCTGGGATGTAACAGATGACAGGGGAGAGTTTAATCCTTCGGTACAGAGACCGATTTGGTTAACATCTTGGGATGGTTATACAAGAGAGCTAAATCCAGCTAACCTAGATTATAATAAATCAGTCTTTGAACGTAAGAAATTTAGACATTACTTTGCTAATGTGCTGCTTATTAAGAATGTATCTAATAATGTAAAGATGTTAATGAAGATTGCTAATAATAAAACTCTTAACTCTCCAAGATAATGACGGGTAAGTCACTCAAGTTTATAGTATCCGAAAGAGGACAGTGGGATCATCCGGGAAAACCTACAGCAGTTCCAACTAAAGATGGTAGAATAACAATGGAGGGTGTACCATATCCTGTAATGGGATATGTGCCAGGGCAACCTCCAATCATAATGCAACCTGGAGGTGATTACCAGTTTCCTGGAAACATGGTATATGAAATACCAATGGGTTATGGAGGAGATATATCTATACCAGATTTAACCAGAGCTCAGATTGGTTTAAGTGTTCCGTCAAATAAAGATGCTTTTGGTAAGTCTACTGCCGAGTTCGCTGAAAAGTGGAAGAAGCCAACAAACTTTGTATACGATAAAAGAGCTGAACCTACAGTAGAAAAAGAAGAAGCTCTCCCGGTTTCCTATAGAAGAAGTATGGGAGAAGTAACTACAAAAGGAATACAGGAGAAACTAAAAAGATATGATCCATCAATTGAGGCAGATGGTGTATGGGGACCAGTTACGGAAACAGCATATAGAAAATACTGGAATAAACATTTAGAAGATAGGGGTGCTGAAGCAAAGGCTACAATAGATTTTGAAAGAGCAAGAGCCGCAGAACAAGAGTTAATGTATAGACCAGAGGCTATGCCTACATCTACCGTTAGGCAGCCTTTATTTTCTGATCCAAAGAGTACTGTTGAAAAATGGAGAGTAAACTCTCAGGGTGACAGAACTCCAACCAAGTCTGGTCTTTTAGAGATTGCCTCACAGCTAGCAGATGAAAATAGAATGCCGGGTCAGTCCTGGGATTTTTATAATGATGAAAACCCCCTTACAGGAAAGCCCCTAAAAAACTATACTGAAGCAGAGCTACTTGAGTTTGTAAATAAAAGTGGAGCTCCTATGACGTCTACTAATCAAGGTAGTTTATCCCCGGCAGCAGATAGATCTTTTTCAGATTATGTTGGACACTACTATGATATTCTAAGCAATCCTACTAAGGCTGCTAGAATGTCAACGACTGAGGAATACAATCCTTTTGGTAATCTAAAGATCAATGTTCCAAATGTTCCTTTTGGATTTGCTGATCAGGAATACTCAGATCCAGCTGGTGATGCCTTGGCAATGTTTAATCCCCTTACATATGCCAATGCCGCCGGTAGATTGACTAAAGCATCTGTTAATGCAGATACTTATTTTGATTTAGGTAACATGGCAGCAGCAGGATCTAAATCCTTGTTAAACTATGTTTCAGGTGATAATATACCAATTAGTGATGAACAAGAGCAATCTGCGTTTAGGGGACTAAACACTATGGTGGATGCTCTTACAGTTCTTCCTGTAGCTCAAGAGGTATCTCCTTTTGTAAAAGGATTTGCTAAAGGATCTGTCCCAAGTGCGCTAGAAAAATTTAGCAGTTGGGCAGTCACTCCTAGTAAATCTCTTACTCAAATTGAAAGAGGATCATTAGAATCTCTTAGAAAGGCAAGTAATATATTAAACAAAAATAAAATTGGAAATGGTCAGGGTGTTAGTAAATCAACCATGAAAATGATTACTAGTGATCCTAAACTTCTAATGGATTTTGAAGAATCTGTTAAGGGCCTTCATCCTGATGTAGTAAGGAACCTTATCGGAAAAAACAACTTTGATGAGTTTAGTAAATTTTTTAAGACGGATGCAGGAGGTCTTGGTCCACAAGAATTATCTCGTCTTGAAGATTTAGGACTTAAAGCAAATAGCCTTGCTTCAAAAATTAGAGGAAAGTTGTTACCTGAACAGGCTGCTGATCCTCGGTTTATGAAGGGATATAATTTAATAGAGCAACCAAAGTTTATTCAGAACAGTGACCTTGATAAAACAGCTACAACTCTCGTACCCCAGCTACATGCCAGTGATAAGGATGTAATGGGTAAGTTGAGAGAAGCATTTAATAAAATAGATGCTGCTGAGCCGGGTGAGTTATTTGTAGGATCAAGTAATATGTCTGTTGATAGTTACGCTATAACAAATAGCAGAATAGCTTCATCTGTTAAAGATGGATCTGTAGCAGTTCACAGTATTCAAATGGCTCCCCTTAATAATCAAGGAATAGCGACAGCAACAAAAAATCCTAACCTTGTTAAAGCGGCTGTAAAAAAATTAAATGAGGAAATAAAAGCTGTTTCTGAAAAGATTAATGTAAAACTACCGGAGGCATACTTTGATCCTACTAGTAAAAATATTGTAGCTCCATATGTAGTTGTAGAAAAAACAACTCCAGCAAAATTGGTAAGAGCTAAAGTAAAAGTAAAAACTTCTTCAGGCACAGAGACTGAGATTAAATATGTTAGACCTGACGGATCAGACTTGAAGTCTAATGAAACTATATTAAAAATAATGGGTCCGGATTATACACCCGTGTATAAACCAAAGCCTTCCCCACCTATTCAATTTGCTAGAGGCGGACAGTCAGGTAGATCAATTGGTTCATATAATGATTTTGTAACAGCTTGGAATTCTTAATATTATGAAAAACTGGTTAGATAAATATCAAAATGCTGGTCAAGTAAAAACCTATGCTAGTGATCCTAGCTACTTTGACAATAGAGCCGTGTTTGTGGATAACCCACAGTCTAATGATTTAATTAGATCTAAAGTGTATGCTGGAACACATGGGTGGGACCCAAGTAGTAATTCATTGGTTAAACTAGATAAACCCGTTGCAGTGCCAAAAGCTGTACAAGAAATGTCTACAGAGGATTGGGGGAAGAAAAGCAGCCAAGAAAGATTTGAATCAAAAACTCCTGCGGGTAAGGCTACGAGAAAGGCTATAGCAGCAAGGGAGATGGAACAAGCCGTTACTAATCCGTACTTTAGAGGAGCTATCCCTACTATGCTTTTACCTGGTTTACCAGCTTTAGGTGAAGCCGCCTATGCGGGTATAATGGCATCTCCTATAGGAGCTGCTACAGCAGGTGCTTTGGGTTCATCTGTAGCTCCAGGTCTTACATATGGAACTTTAGGTCAAGGACTATTTGATTCTTATTGGGCGGGTAAGGCAATGACTGAAAATGTACCAACAGCATTTGAGAATTTTAGATCTGGTGATACTAAAGAGGGTTTGATTAATACAGGTATGGCAGCAATGAATCTTGCGCCATTTGCTAGAATACCATTAAGTAAAGCTGCTGAAGCAGCTGCTCCATATCTTAGTGCAGCTAAAACTAAAGTCAAAGATTATTTTACTCCTAGAAAAATGCAAATGGACTGGGATACTGGTGAGTATTTTCAGACCGGTAAAAAAAATGCGGGAGATGTTCTAGGTGAGCTTAGTGATAGAGTTAGACAAGCCGCTTACGCAAAACAAGGTAGTAAATATCAATTTGGTAAAGAAGATTTACCTATGAGGGTAGCTTCTGATGCAGATTTAAAAAGACTAAATGAAATTGAGGAAGCCGTTTCACTAACATCCTATGGCATGGATGACACTGTCAGAAATCAATCAATACAAAATTTAGTTTCCAAAAGCTCACTTACTGATGATGAGTTAATGTTGATTTATGGAAAAAATCGAGATGAAATTCTCAGTCATCCAATAGACCAACCTTTGGTTCGGAGTAAGTATGATTCCTACGGAAATTCAATTTATGGTGACACTAACCCACTTTTGCAGAACAGTAGTAGCTCAATGGGTTGGCAACAGACTCCGCAAAAATTAACAACGTCAGAATTAAAAAACTATTATAAAGGAATAAATTCTAAACCGGAAGCTAGTATTTATGATGCTCAAGAAATTGTTCCTCACTTAGCCGCCTACCAGTTTAAAAATAAAAGGCATATGCTAACTTCTTTGAAAGAGGCATTAGATACAAAAATAAAAAACGCTAAGGTTGGAGAGTTGTTAATCGGATCTACAAATACTAGTTATAACTCATGGTTACCTCAGATGGATTTTATTTTTAAAAATGCTGGAAAAAATGGACTATCTAAGCCAGTATTTCTAGGTTATCAGAATATGAATCAGATGGGGTTTATAACAGATGCCGCTAACAAGGGTGTAAAAGTTAGACCTACGGTATTCATGGATTACTTGACTAAAGGTTTAAATACAATTCAAAAAAGAAGTCCAATAGGTTTAGACTTACAGAAACACGCTCCTTTTATAGATCCTAAGAACGGCAGTGTAATGCTTCCTATGTATGGTGTAAGAAAGATTGATAATAAGTTTACCAATATTAAAAAAAGAGATGGTGGCTCATTAGAATCATATGATGCCATGACTCCAAACTGGTCAAGAAATCCAGAAGGTAACTGGGTGCTTAAAGCTCAAAAAGGGATGGCTACCAAAGCTGATAGTTTAGAGGTATTAAACAATACTAAACAATTAGAGGATTATTTTAAATCGTACATATTTCGTCAAAGTCTTCCAGTAGAAAAAAATAATGATTGGATAAACGGATTAGATAATTCACTTAGTAATTTTAATTCAATTGCAGTCAGAAATACTCCGCAAGGAACCCGTCGTGTTGCACTTGATGAATATTATAAACCAATTGATAAAAATAAATTTTATCAAATGGAGATGGCAGATGTTACTCTTGATACAAGAGCACCCATGTCACTTTTTGACAGAAGGATTAGACCACAAGAAAAACTATCAATGGCATATAATAATCCTAAAGATCGTATGCATGGTAATTATACAACAATATATAAATATGATCCGCTAGCTATAACACCTTTTGATATGTTGAGTGATGCTGATAAAAAACTTAGAATACAAAAATATGGTATACCAAGTCCCCCTGCACCAGCAGTACCACATAGACCCTCAGTACCTAAGAATCTTCCTTCTAAAGATATACAACTACTTCAGGGACCGGAGGATAGACTTGTTCGTCAGTATAATGCAATTGAGCTTAATCCTGAATATAGAAGAGTATATGACCAGTCCCCTTATAGTTTAAAAGAATACGGGTCAAAGGGTAAACCTACACACTGGGCAAAAGAAGATGAAAAGATTTCTGGGGTGTGGAGACCTATTAAAGGAACTCCATCTGACGTATTTGTAACTAATAGAAAAAACTTTAAAGAAGGTGGCTGGCTAGAGCAATACCAAGATGGTAAACAGGTAGCTGCTAATATTCCAGGATATAATCCAGAAGTTGGACCAACAGTAAAAAATGCTCAACTACTTCAAGAACAAA